ATGCTCGTCGCGCTCTACAACGAAAAGCTCTAGTTTCCACGTTGGCAGCACAGCGCAAACTGCCGGGACACCATAATTGTAGAGGAGGCCCGGAAACGGGCTTCCCGGAGGGAGGAAAGGGAAATGGAACAGTCAGAGATTGAAACGAGATTTGTTTATCACGCACCGAAACCAGGACAGCCGGAAATCTACGTTCGCCTGAGGGATAAGGCGAAAGAGCTTGCCGTCCTGATCAACGATGTCTGCCCGGAAAGCAGGGAGAAGGCACTAGCCTTCACGCAGTTGGAGGATTCCATCTTTTGGGCCAATTCCGCAATCGCCCGGAGGTCGTGATGAATACGTCAACCGGAAATATCGTTCCGCTGGGATTTGTGGAGTCGCTGAAGGCCAAGAACGATCCGACGGCAAAGTTCTACAAGGAGATTCCCGGCGAATATCTGCCGATGCTTCAAGGCATGAATCGGGCGCAACGGCGGGAATGGTATCGGAAGAATAAGAAGCTCTTCAAGAAGGGAGCCTAGCCATGCAAATCTGCGACGTCCATGGAGTACCCGGCTGCAAATCTCGCGGTTGCCAAATCTGGAACCGCGACGACATCCTCATGTCTTCGGACGGTCAGCTTGTCCATGCCGATGTCTACTATCAGCGCAAACGTGACCGGATGATGGGGGAATTGCATCCCGACCCCTGGCGGTCCCTACGCTCCGTCACCGGCTGGGCAATCCTGATCGCGGTCGGGTTCGTGGTCGCCAAGGTTGCGGGGGTATTCTAATGGAACACTCGAAATTGCCGTGGGAGTTGGGTGGACGGGTTAGCGATGTCGTTGCGGATCTGGAAGATCAGCACAACATTTACCCGCCATTAGGTGAGGCGGGGCCGATTGCCGAAGTAGCGGGACGTGCCAACGCCGCTTTCATCTGCCTCTGCTGCAACAGCCATGAGGCGCTGATGGATGCGCTGAAGGATGCTCGCTATGCGCTCTATGGGGATGGTCCAGGCAATCCGAAGATTGATGCCGCCATTAAAGCCGGGGAGGTGAAGGGATGAGAAAGAAATTCACCATCGAATACATCCCCAACGAACAGGGTTTTGACCGCTTCACAATCGAGACTGACAACGGGCGTTATGACATTCCGAGCCCTCCGGTTCAGACCACGAACGACTCCATGGCGGTCGTCAAAAAGGCTGCGGAGTTCCTGGCCGACTGCTTGAGCGATCAAGTAGACGTTTATCCGGTATCCTGCCGCTGCGGGGTTCGTGCTCGCCAAGGTTGCGGGGGTTACGTGATGGTCCTGACCGACGAGAGATCAAGAGAAGCGTTTGAGAAGGTCGTTTTTGACCGGCATTTCTTCAGCACAATCAAGAGAACCGGCCTTGGAATGTGCATGGAGTTCATGCCCGATCCCGCAAAGAGGCTGACAAAGGCAGAACTTCTTGAGCGCAATGGGGACGACTACAAGCGCGAGGACGTTTCCGCTATGTGGTTCGGGTGGAAAGAGGCCGTGAAACTGATGAATCCGATCATCATCGCAGCCGGGGAGGTGAAGGGATGACCGACAGGAAACTTCGATTGCTCAATCAGGCGAACGGCATCGCGGCCATTCGGAAAAAGCGCGGGAATAGGGTTCCCTTCCTCAAAGGGGATTCCCTCAATGAACGCGCTCGGAAGCTCGGTATCGCAACCGATATGCCGTCCGTCAATCGGGAATTTCGGCGGCGGGATTTGAAGCAGGCCGTCAGAACGGAACGCAAGAAGGTGACGCCATGACCTGCCCCATCTGCGGCCAGTCGCCCTGCCATTTCGATGTGCCTCTGGATAGCGCGGAGATTTGGGCGCTCAAACAGAAAAACTATCGCTTCCTCTTACGGAGCGTCGAGAGGGCCCTGCAGGGGAAGCCGTTTGTGACGGAGGAGGAGGACGATGGCGCACATGACGATTGCGATTAACCGCCACCCTATCTTGTTTTACGGGTTAACAATTCGGGTTGACGGGGAATATGAGCGATGGACCGACGAAACGGAAAGCACGTTCACCCCAGAGAAGGTCTACATATTCCACCCCTTTTCGATGGGATGCTCCATGGAATACGACCTTACGGAAATGTTCGATAACTTTCCCCAAATGAAAGAGGAGCTTATCGCCACCGCCATAGCAGAGTTGGACAAGAGGAGCGTCCATGAAACGTTTTGAAGTCATCATCCACGACGAGCCGCACCCTTCCCGGAATGGTCGCCGCTACACGATAAACGCCAACGGCCGGGTGAAGCTGTCGGACAGCCAGCGGGAGTGCGTCAGGGAGCTTGCGGAGTTTCTTTTGATGTCCGACGAGTTGCCGGAGATCCCGGTATTGCAGCGGATCACGCGGAAGGTTGTCATGCCCTGCGGAGTCAGGGAAAGGTGCGAGGGGTGAAAGGAGGAGAGAGATTATGACGACAGAAGCAGCAGCAAGACTTTATGAGGCGCAGCATCTTTACGCGATGGAAGGCAAAGGAAACGCATTTTTCAATCCTCACGGGAAGCCGTTTGAAGAACTTCCGGTAATCTACGGGTTCAATAACGGCGGAAGTCCGGGATGGTTTCACGCTGTCCTGATTGCCGAAGATGGAACGGGTATTGGTAGCCATATCTGTTCATCGGAAGCGTATATGCGGCATGACTTGGGAATCCTTGAGGGAACTCGCCCCGACCGGCACGAAACCTTCAAGGAGCATTACCCGGACGGATACCGGATGCACTTTGTCGAAACCTCCGACATCGATGGCCACGAAAAACTCAATGAGGCTTTCAGGCTGAATCAAGAACAGGGAATGGCAGCACAAGAGGAAGCGGCGAGCAGATGACCATCTCAACCGCCCTCTCGTCCCTCAAGTCAGCCATCGCCGCGTTCCCGGCTGAAAAGGTCACGCCGGCAGAGATCGAGGACTTTTTAGAGAGGGCGCGGGGGAGTTTGAGGATTGGCCGTCAAATGAGCAGAAATCTTACTTTGTTAGAGGAGGAAGGTAGCCGTGAAAACCAAAGTGTTGATTGATGTCACGATTTCCTGCGACCCGCCGCATCCGTATATCAGGCAGCGTTCGATGGAGGCTCTTGCCAAATATTACGAGGGATGGGTGCGCGACTTTCATGATTTCATCCGTGACCATCGTTCGCAAGACCCGGTGAGCCTGAATGTCGAGCGGAAATATCAAGATCAATGCTCCTTCTGCGGCTACCCGTGGGAGGAAAAGCCGGAGTGCTGCGATGAGGCGATTGCGGAATGGGAAAAGGAGCACGAAACGACCAAGGAGGAAGTGAAATAATGGCATCGGAAGCAGGTCATTGGTACAAAAAGGACGGTTCCCCTTGTTACACGATCATCGGCAAGAACGGGCAGGAACGCCCCACGACGTTGCGGGACGCGAAGAAGCTGGGCCTTGTGCCGAGCGTGACCACGATAATCCGTTGCGCTGCCGCCCCCGGCCTTGAAAACTGGAAGCAGGATCAGGCCATTTTAGCGGCCCTGACTTGCCCCAGGATTGAAGGCGAATCCGAGGCCGACATGTTGTCACGCATCAAAAAGGACGCGGCAGAACAGGCAAAGAAGGCGGCAGAACGGGGAACGCAGATACACGCATGGATCGAGAGTTTCTTTAATGGCATTTTCGTATCCGATAAGGAAGCGGAGCGGTTTTATGTGTCGGTAGACAAGACGGTATTTGACGAAACGGGCCGTGAATTTTGGAGTGTCGAAAAATCATTCGCAGCGGGACGCTATGGGGGAAAGGTGGATCTCCATAACGAAGATTACATGATTGATTTCAAGACGACAGAGAAAGACATTACCACAATCAAGACATGGGACGAACACGCCCTTCAGCTTGCGGCATATGACAGCGGGATACCGAACAGCACCTTCCCGTCGGGCCGCAAGTGCGGCATTCTTTACATCAACGTCAACACGGCAGAGTCACGGCTTATCTGGATTCCAGAGGAAGAAATCAAAAAAGGGTGGGAGATGTTCAACGCCCTTCTCGATTATTGGTACGCAAAATCAGGAATGGAGGCGGCATGAATCAGTCTGAGTGTATAGCGGAATTATCGGCGGCATTGGCAAAGGCACAGGCGGTCATGGAGGGAGCGGCGAAGGATTCAGCCAACCCATTTTTTAAGAGCAAGTACGCCGACCTTTCGGCGGTATGGGACGCTTGCCGGAAGCCTCTCACGGATAACGGCCTTTCCGTTGTCCAGACGGCAGACTTCATGCCGGATCACCCCGACATGGTCTGCATCGAAACCGTTCTTTGTCATTCATCCGGTGAATGGATTCGGGGCCGTCTTGCCGTGAAGCCGGTCAAGGCCGACCCTCAATCCGTCGGCTCCTGCATCACCTATCTTCGCCGGTACTCCCTGCAATCCATGGTGGGGATAGCCCCGGAGGACGACGACGGGAACGCGGCCAGCGGGAACGAGGGAAAGAAGGAAGCGAAGAAGGCCGAACCGCCGAAGGCCAAGACTCCCCAGCCGAAACAGGAGCAGCAAGCCCCGGCGCCCGAACCGCCTTGCGAATACCCGGAGTTTGCCGACCCCGCACCGCCGCACCTGAAACCCGGTTCCCCTCTCCACAAGAAAATCGAAGCGTCAATCACCGAGGCGGGCATGGACCGGGACAGCTTCAAAACGTGGCTCTACGAAAAGGGGAAAATCGAACTGAAAGACGGTAAGCCGTCCATGTCCACGATGGCCGAAAAGGACGCCCAGGCGATGGTCGATATGTGGTCAAAGACGGTGACGAATTACAACACATGGAAGCAGAAGGCCGCATAGGAGGGGGTATGAAAATCGGGGAGATGACAAAGGAAGAAAGGGCGTTGCGCCAGAAGGCAGAGAAGTTGCGCGATGAACGCGAGTCGCTTTAAAGACAGGCCATGGCTCCCGAACTTGAAAAAACATTCGTCGGTAAATTCTTCAAGTACCGGGACAGCTACGGAAGCGATGATAAGGGTTGGTGGCTCTACCAGTACGTGATCGGGCTTTCGGGGCCGGACTTCAATATTCCCAACCCCACGTTCAAGGTGTTTTCGTTCCAGACTTGCACGTATGGGAAAACCGAGATTCACCGGGACGACTACTATTTTCAGACCTCGCTCGGACCCAAGCAGATTACCCGCAGGGAATTTGTGGCGGCATACGAGAAGATGCTGAAAGGCATCTCCCTGCCGTTTTGAAAGAGGCGCGAACCATGACCCCTCCCGCCTGCTGCCCCCTGTTCAGATGAAGGTGAGCGTTATGCAAAACTGTGGAGGCTGTGCAAATTTCACCAAGTTAAAGAGCATGAAATTCAATTCGGGCCTGTGCGAATTTTATGATTGCAGAACGTCGGAAGATCGCGGCCACAAATGCGAACACTTTGAAGCCATCAAGTATGAACGAGTACCGAAACACAAGGCAATCGCGGGGGCATTGCGTGAATACTAGCGTACCCGCCTCCTGCCCCCTGTTCCGTCCGGGAGAGAAGCCGCTGAAGGGGTTCACTTGTAAGAAATGTTGGAAGAAATGCCCGAAAGGGAGAAAGGGTGAGTATGCCGACGAAAGTTTACGGAACGAGCGATGATCTGATCGAGGTTGAGGGCGATGTGCGCGGAGAGGTTGGATGCTACGGAACGGACGACCGCGAACATGGCGTTTTACTTTTCTTCAACGACGGGACGATCCTTGAGGCCAAATACGGCAAGGGCGGTCGGGCGATATGGGCGGTAAACCTTATGGCGAAAGGCGAACTATTTGACCACATAGACCCCGGAGTAAGCGAAGACGCCGACCCGTATTCGGACGTGGCTATCTTCAAGGACGGCCTGAAATCGGCCTACGCCGCAACGGAATGGGAAGTCGTAAAATAGCCCGTAGGGAGCGAGGGGAGAGATGAAAAGCCTGCTAATGAACGCTGAAATGGTCCGCGCCTATGCCGAGGGGCGGAAGGACTTAACGAGGAGGCTTATGAAGCCGCAGCCGGATGGGGCAAGCGACGGGGCTATTTATTATCCGCACCGTGACCATCCGAAATGGCTGTGCTACGCCAACGAAGCCCATTTTCGCAGAGGCGTTGCTACCGACTTTGCCCCCTTCCGCGCCGGCGAGCAGATTTATATCCGGGAGACGTGGCGTTACTATGATTGGACGGAAGACGGTTATCCGTTCATTCAATACAAGGGAGATGATTCCGTCCGATTGATCGAGAATTACCCCGAAGAATGGGGCGAGCGCCTTGAGGCGATTTGGTCGGAATTGTCGAAGCCGAGCAATTTTCTAATTAACAATGCGGCGCGTGACGTTGGCTGGCGCCCCTCCATCCACATGCCGGAATGGGCTGCCCGTTTCCGCCCGACCGTTATCAGCATCAGGCCGGAGAGGGTGCAGGAGATCACGGAGGAGGATGCAAAAAGAGAGGGCCTCCCGATAATCATAGCGTACCATGACTCCGAGTTCAAGCACCCCCTCACAGCGGGGGAACAATTTAAGGCACTTTGGCAATCCCTCTATGGCCAATGGAACAGCATCTACAAGCGCGTGAACGGAAAGCGGGCGCTCGTCGGATTTGAATGCTACCCGTTGAGCGAAGGGGACATCCCGCCGATTCCGGCGAAGGCAAGAAAGCTAGGGCTGCCCTGTACCGCCCATCCTAATCCCTGGATCTGGCGTATCGAACTTACGAAGGTGACGAAATGAGCGAGATCACGAGATACGAAGGCATCCACGGCCACATGCGGAGCAAGAAAGGGCGGCTCGTCCTCTTCACCGACCACGAGGCCGCGATCTCCGACCTCGTTGGACTCTACAGCGACACGATCAGGGAGTTGCTGGAGGAGGCGACGGAGAAGGATAAGCGCATTTCCTATCTGCAAAACGACAACGCGGACAGGTACACGAAGATCAAGCGGGCCGAGGAGAGGATCGGGGAGTTGGAAGGCGAACGTGAAGCATGGCGACTCGCAACCGAAGAGGGTACAAAGGCATGGAAACGGCTGACCGATGAAAATGCCACCCTCACCGCCGACCTTGCCGCCTGCCGGAGTGCTCTGGACAACTGCCTTGAAACGCTCGTCTATGTCAGACAATACTTTGACGGATCGGGCCTTTCCGCTCTTGATGACGTAAACGAGAGCATAAAGATCGCCCAAGCGGCGAGGAAGGAGGCTAAATGAACGACATCACCGCCCTAAGCAGGGAGTTCTGCGAGCAGAATGAGATTAGGGAACATAAGCAGGATCAGGATGCACCGTGGTTGTGCGTTTGCGGGGCTCCTTTTCACGGAGTCACTCAGATACCCGACTTCTCCGACGCTCGGAACGTGCTGGATGTCGTGATGAAGCGGAAGGATGCTCATGAATTTATCGGAAGCATTGCTACTTCCCTGAAGGTATCTCCGCAAGGATGCGAGTATCAAATTCCGGTTGAACTTGTCCGCGACCTCACCGGGAAGCTCCTAAAGTTGGCCGTGGAATGGAGGAGGGAACATGCTATCTGACATCGAGTGGAAGGAGAAGGTGGAGGGATGAGCCCAACCGAGAAGAAGTATTTAATAAGGATTTTATATCTGCTTGTCAGATATATGGCAGGCTTTGACGTTAAAAAGGAAGCTGCTGAATTATCTGAAAACATACGAATCATCTTTAGGGGGTATTTTCAATAATGATGGAGGCCCCGCATGAATGAATCCCGACGCAAGAGGCTGATAACGTACCTTGGGGAGTGCTGGCACATTTGTTCACTTCCGTATCCGATAGATTGCGATAAATGCCGCTACAAAAAAATATATGGTTGCTGGCGCACCTTCACCTCTTGGACCGACATGGGAGCCCTCATCTCCCGGATCGTCGAGAAGGGGGAGTGGGATAAATTCCTCCGATTCGCAGAGAAGAGTTACAAACAGATGCTTGAGTCTAAACATGATCGTGGATGCCATTGCACATATTGTCATGACTACATGGCATGGCTCATCTCCTCGCCCGCCCATTTTGCGGAGGTCGCGGGGGAGTGGCTGGAAGGGAGGGCGTGAGTGATGTGGGATGAACGATACAGGCCGTTGAAGGAGGGCGAAGTAATCCAAGAGGGCGATGAGGTTCTGTCGGACGATTCTGATTCAGCCGTATGGTTGCCAACAAGGGCCGTTGGACAGACCGCCCCGTGTCCGCTATATCCAGCCCATCGTCAGTATCGGCGACTGACCGCCCCGAAAGGTTGATTGGCGATGACGGAAAGGAGTCGTGATGAAAGAAAAAGAGCCGAGAAGTTCAAGGAGTTGCTTGAAGACGCCGATTTCCGGTACGGGCATGATGTATTTCTTGCGTCAGATGGCCGGTTTGTCAATGCGCGTGGAGATTCCATTGATCCATACACAATCCTCCGAAAGATCGGCGGCCTGATTGACGCAGTAAAGAGAGGCCGGGACATGCTTTCCGTTTTGATGGCTACGGTCGAACAGCGCGAAATGGAACTGGCGCAGAAGACCGCCCCCAAGGAAACCGATTGCAAATGAGCGCGAGTTGCCGATGGCTGAAACTGAAAGACGCTGCCGGATATTCCTCTATCGGGAAAACCCGCCTGAAGGAGCTTGCGGCGAGGAAAGTCATTCGGGGGTTCAAAGATCCGGACTCTGACCGGGGAGACTGGATTTTCGACAAGGAAAGCCTCGATGATTATCGGATTCGGCAGTCCGGGGGCGATGCGGGGGTCCGCGAAAAAGTTCTTGCAATCATGAAGGGGGTTCGGCTATGAACATCGTCATGCGCCTCTTCCAAAGGAATGGATGGTATTACGCCGGATTCCGCAGGGGGCAGGAGAAGGCCCTCGGGACGAAAGACGCAGTTTTGGCAACCGAGCTTTACCGGGGGCTAAAGGAAGAGTATCTGCGCGGAAAGCTGTTCCAACTCGACGCCTACAAGAAAATCACTCTCAATGAGTTCAGAAAGACCTACATCGAAAAGGGCCGCGCCGGCATGGCCGCGAAGACGATCAGGCAGGATGATCTTTCCTTGCGGCTCTTGGAAGATGTTATCGGCGGGTCAACCCAGCTCCGGGCCATCCTGAAGCCGAAGATTGATGAATTTATCCGCGCCTGCCTTGCTCGGAAGGTAAAGCCCCGGTCGGTCAACTCGTATCTCCGGCACATCAAAGCCGCCTTTACCTATGCGATCGACACCGGATACATCGAAAAGAAGCCGAAAATAAAGCTCGTGAAGGTCGGGGATTCGCTTCCCCATGTCCTGTCCCCGGAACAGATTCAGGCTCTCCTCGAAACCGCGAAAGAGGCCGACATTGACCTGTGGCGTTATTTCATGGCGTGCCTTTGGACCGGCGCCCGGAGATCGGAAGTCTTGGGGCTCACCTGGCAGGCAATCAGCATACAAAAACGTCAATGCACCGTCACTGGGAAGGGAAACCGGGAAAGGATTGTCCCACTACTTCCGCCGTTGATCGAAATGCTTGAGCCGATCAAGAAGGACATGGGGCCGGTTTTTCCCCAGGAACACGCCGACACCTATACGCACAAGTTCAAACGGATCGCCCTGTCTTGTGGCATCGAGGCCCATCATTTGCACGATCTGCGGCACACGGCAGCCACATTCATGCTCAAGAACGGCGTGCCTCTTGCCGTTGTTCAGAAGATACTCGGGCACAGCCAAATTTCAACGACTCAGATCTACGCCCAGGTGCTTGACGAGATGATGCAGATCGAGATGTCGAAACTGAGGTTTGAATGAAATCCATGCCTGCTATTTGCCTGCATGAAAGGCCTAAAACGGCCACTTTTGGAGAGAAACGAAAAAGGGGCTCCCGGTCATATCTACCGGAAACCCCTGTGTTTATTGGTGAGCCCTGTCGGGATCGAACCGACAACCTACTGATTAAGAGTAATTTGTTAGTTTCTGCAATATCAATACGTTATCTGTTACTTTCCTGCTGTTTGCCTGCAATCATTTCAACCCCCAATTTCCCCGAACCAACATTCACATGGTAAGCACATGGAGGGTTTATGAGCTTCTACATGGCAACGACGAAGATCAACCCCGATAAGACCGCTGCGGAGATAACCGCCCTGTTGGGTCGGAAGGGGGCCAAGTCGATTCTGACCGAATACGAATGCGGGGAGATCGTCGCCCTCTCTTTCCTGATTGAGCGGGAAGGCAAGGAGATCCCCTTTCGTCTTCCCCTTCGCTGGGGAAATTGCCTTGAAGCCATGAAACGCGACCGCATACCCCGCGCCATTTACTGCGGAACGATCAAGCCAAGAGAACGGCATGGAGGATCATCCTCCGATGGATAGAGGCTCAATTCGCCCTGATAGATACCGGGATGGCCTCGTTGATGGAGGTCATGCTGCCTTACGTCCAGGTGGCCCCGAATCAGACGTTTTACGAGCGAATCGAGGGAGATAAATTCAAGATGCTGTCGGAGAGAACCTAGCCGCCACAGTCAAAACCCGAAACGATGTCAAGGAGGAAATGATGGAAGAAGTATTCTGGAGAATGAAAGGCGATGAGGGCGGGTCGTTTCATGACGGGTTGATTCGGGAGCGAAACGGCAAGATGGTTCTTATCAGCGAATCCCATTTTTCGGAGGGGGATTGGTACAAGGCCGACGAGCTTGAAATAGTCGTCAGAACGAATCAGGAATAGCCAGCACCGGCTGACCGGCAAGGAGGGATTATGAGCAGAGTGTTGAAGTTTAGGCAGCCAGTATGGGTGAATGGGAGTTTCTCTCGTTGGCATTATTGGGGATTTATAAAGTCGGGGATGTTTACTGGCCCCTGCTATGAGCCAGAACAATCAGCAAGGGAAAGTCAACAGTTCACCGGCCTTCTCGACCGCAACGGGAAGGAGATCTATGAGGGGGACCGCTGCAACGTCCAATTCGCAGACGGGACAATCAATCGGGCGGAAGTCGTATTTGAGGATGGATGCTTTAATCTACATTTCTATCGGCCCGTCATGATCGGCCAATACCGGAATGTCCGCGATTACCTGAAATGCTGGACGGTAAATCACGCCGTTGAGGTCATCGGCAACATCTACGACGCCCACTAACCATCACCGATTGCCATCAGGGAGGGAGTATGTTCTACCTGCTTCTTGCTCTCGTGTTCGTGCTTGTGGTATTGATGACGGACCAGGAGGATGATATGGATATGGAGCTTAACCCATTATACTGGTTGTGCCGAAAATGCGGATGGAGCGGCACAGTGAAAGAAATGACGACGGACTACAAATGTCCGAAGTGCGGGGAGTTCCATGATGTAAAAATCATGATCTTCTTCTCGGCAAGGGTTATCGGCCCCAGTGTCGCATAGCCCGCAAGTGACGGCCCGTGTTCGCCAATGGCAGGAGGAAGGAAAGGAGATTATGGAAAAACGATATTTTGATCTGATTGCCAAAATCGACGTTGAGGAGTTCTTTGACTGGCTGGACGCGCAGACGGAGCACCATGCTTTCGACTGTCAACTTTGGTGGGAATCCCTTCCCGCTGTCGATCGGTGCGAGTGGATAGGGAAATGGCAGCAAGGGTGATCCTACGCCGCAATCCGGCACGACCCGCTGATTTGATGGCCAGGGGCGCCATATACGATCTTCAATTAAATTAGCATCTTGTCAGAAAAAGTGATCCAAAAACAGGCAAAATGGCGCCGGTGGATGGCCAGGATTTTACGGTGCTACCTCCTCTTTCGGCTCCGCTGACGGTCGGCAGGATCCGGCACCGAAATTGAGGACCGCCCATCGCCAGTAGTCGGCCCTCCAACCGTACATGCCGTCTTCCGTGCAGATGTCATGCAGAATCTTGTCGGCGTATTCCTTGTATTTTGGATCAACCAGGCCCAGCCGGATAAACTGGTACAGAACGTCATGCACCAGGCTTCCGGTCATGCTGTTCATCGTGTCCCACGTCGGCCCCGATGCGCCATCCCAAGCGTACCCGGCATAAATATCCAAATCCCCGGCCGGCGAAAGGTAGGCATAGCCGCTCGGAATAAACACCCCGTCTGCCGACAAGGGAACGATGTCGAGTTTTATGTGGTAGTCGCGGGAGGTCTGATATTTGTATCCCCGCTTGAAGTAGAGGCATTTGTCCCTATCCATACAACCACGCGCTTTCTACCTCATCCATCGAATCAACGTGGATGAAGTCTTTTGATATGCCGATTCTCGTAAAGCCTGCCCGATAGAGTCCCTTGAGGATCTTCCCCCTTGTCGGACCGTCCTTTGCCGATATATCTGCCGCCTTGCCGGAAGTGTGATTGGCCGACGTGCTGCCCACTTCGGCGTTGTGCTTCGGGCAACGGTAGCCGCTGTTTATGACATACGGTACACCGGAGATTTCCCGCGCCCGTTCCAACTGCGCCAGAAAGAGGGAGTCGATTGGATGTTTGCCGCAGCAGCGGCAGGCAAATTCGGAAGGGGTGAAATACATTCCTATCCCCCCAACTTCACGCCCAGGAAGGCGAGAAAGCCGCCGATAATTCCGCCGACGGTTGAACATACCTTGTCAAAGAGGGATCGCTTCTCAAGGCGAGAGACACGGGCATTCATATCCTGGACGGCATTGAACGTCATCCAGCTCTGTTGAGCCGGTGACATATGTTCCCAATCTTCCTTCGTGACTATGAATCCGTTCGCCATTGACAATCCCCCTTTTTGTTAGTAGTTACCGTTTCGGAGGGGCCGGTGCGGTGCCAGCCGCAACCCTCCACCCTCTATGGCTTAACTACCCCGCCGATCTTGATGGTTTCAAACGTGACGACCACCGTACAGTCGCCCGTCGTGTTTTCCTTCTGGTACGTCTTGGTTCCTGTCTTGGCCGTAAATGTGCCAGTAGCACCACAGGTTCCTGACCATGTACCGCGAATGCCATCGTCAATGCTGGCCGTGTATACGCCCGAATTTTGGCCGTCCCCGACAATCTCTTCGCCGGTAGGGGTCAAATTTCCGCCACTCCCGGTCTTGCTTGCCGTGATGGTGTGCGTCGTCGCCCCTGCGTACTCATGCGCTCCCATGTCGGTTTCCGCGCCGTACAACACCTGAACGCCATCCGATTTCTTGTAGAGCCTGATTTCGGCGTTGTCGGCCCATGTGATAGCCGAGGCGAGAGTGATCGTATTCGTGGCGTAATTGATCGAGGAAATTTGAACCGTGACCGTTCCAACCTTGATCCAATCGGCAGCGATGGTGGAGAGCGAGGATCCCCACGTTCCATCCTGAAAGTAGAGGGCATCGTCAACAATAAGGGTCGTGCTGTTCGTCCCCGCGCCATTAGCAAGGGTGAGATAGGTTCCGGCCTCTTTCGCGGTAGAAGCCGCCTGCAAAGTCAAATCCGGCAACGTCGTGCTCGTCGGAGCCGTCAAGTCCGGGTCGGTAAAGAGCGGGTCGCCGTTGGCCTGTAGCCAGTTATTTGCCACGGTATCATAGGATTCGGCGGTGCAGGCTCCACTCTTCCATCCAACCCCGCAGATGTCGCCCTGGCCGTTGCTGTAAAGGAGGTTATTCTTGATGACGTTCCCGACCGCCCCGCCAGAGTCTTGATCATACTGAGCGATGCCGAGCATCATGATCGCGTTGTTCTTCGCCGAATAAACCGAGTAATCGTACCCCTTCCCATTGTTGTAGATGGTATTGTTATAGATTCGTTGCTTACCGGCGCAGGAGGAATTTCCGACTTTCGTAGCACAATCCACATCGGACTTGTTGTATTTGAGCGAGATGCCCGCCGCCATGCCGTTGTAAAGGTCGTTGTAGCGGATGATGTTCTTTGCGCTCGCCGCGTCGAAGTTGGCGGGGCCGTTGTTCGCCGGATTGTTCGAGGCGTGACCTATCCGGTTCCCTTCAACGAGAACATAGGTGCCGTCCCGCGCATAGTCGTTGGTGAGCTGAAGGTTTCGATGGCCGAAAAGGTTGTTATAGGCCGATACCGTGTAGAACGGGACATTGGCGTCATAGGCAATCACCCAATCACTGAATGTTCCCGACCCTGCCACATAGTCAACCGTGACGGTCAGCGCCTTCGTCCCGGCATTGTAGGAATCCACTACCCCGTGCATGGCGTTCCCGTATCCTGCCGCCGAAAGGATGGTGACGTAGTTTGTCCCGCCACTGAAGGTGATGCCTGTTACGAGGGTGAGCGTCTTTGACCCCGTGCCGATGGTCAGTTCCGTGGTGCTGGTATCGTCCTGCCAAGAGGCCGTGCATCCTGAGTTCCACGGCTCATTGTGGAAGATATTGTTGCGGATGACGTTATACATGCCGAAATTGTCAAGGCTCGTATGGACCCCACCTGAAAAGGTGTTGTCCTCGATGGTGTTGTAATTGTTGTTCTCTGCGTCCTTCCCGGTCGTGTATGCCCCGCCGATTCGGAAGAGGTCTATGCCTTCCGCGCAGGGATCGGCCTGTTTGCGTTTCTCGAAGGTGTTCCCGTGAAACCAGTTGTGAGTATTCCAGCAGTCCATTGAGGTCGCGCATGAGCCGCCGATGGCCCCGCTTATCAGGATGCCGAAAGAACCGGCCTCATTGCCTTCCGTGGCGGTAAAGGTGCAGTTCGTAACCTCGTTGTAATGACTCCCGCCGATAATGTATCCCCATGTCGGAATGTTCTGGAAGGTGATTCCGTCCAACTTGAGATACGATTTCCCGTTGATATAGATCCCGTAGACGATGGTTGCCGCCGTCGTGATGATCGGGGTTTCGCCAGGCACTTTCCGAAAGGTGATGACATTTCCAGATGACCCCGAATTTGACGGAATGATACCGGAGCCGAATTGAGCGACGGAGTAAGAGCCGCCCCTCATGTTGACGATATCCCCGGCAACCGCCGAAGTGTTCGCCGTGGCAAGGCTACAGTATTTACCCGCGCCCGGATCGGTCTCTTTCTGGCACCCCGCCGCGTTCCATGTCGAAGCGCCGTCCGGGTGAATCCAGTATGTCGCGGCCTCCGCTGAGAGTGGAAGGAACGCGAGAATCACCGCCAGAGCAATGCGCTTAAAAAGTTCCATCGTCATCCACCGCATCATATCCAAAGATTATGTCGATTGTCCGGGAGGCCGTCAGAACGCCAAGAATCCATTCGTCAGGATTGACGAGAACATCCGTGGCCCCGAATGTGTCAGCGTTCGCTATGTCGGTCCCGTCAAACGTTGTCCCTACTGAAATCGTATTGTTGCCGGTCCCTGATCCCGTGCAGCCAGCATAGGGTGTGTTGACATCCGTGCAACCGCCCTTGTCAAACAGATGCAGGGTGACATAGTACCAAGTCCCGGTTGCGATAGTTCTCGCCGTGGACGTGGAGTCCGCAATACCATAAGTCTGTATCTTGTCCCCGCCCGATGTCGTGAAGTTTACCGTCGCCCTGCCTAACACCTGCCCGGTACAGTCAGCCCCGGACGCGGCACAGGCTATATAGACCGTCTGACCGTTCGTGAGGGAGTGCGACACTATGTAGAAAGAGAATTTGCGCCAGATTTCTGGTTTGTTGGCCGCAAGATGATACCAGGAATAAACCACCGTCCCCGTAGAGGTAGTTTGCAGGCCGTAAGCGCAATTCTGATTTGTGGCCGTGCCGAGGCCGGAAAGAGATTTATCCTCATCGGGTGTGCCCGATTCCTGCCAAGCGTTCGCGCCCGCTCCAAGGTCATAACCGGCGTCCTCAAAGGACTCTTTATAGACATCGCCGTTTGGTACGTTCGCTTTGGTACAGGAAGCCGCCGCAGTTCCCGCGCTCACGACGGCCTGGATTGCAGGACCGAATGGATGCGCCGGGGTCGCCAGAAGGAGGAATAACAGAGCAAAGACAAGGGTAGATCGTCGCATAAGTCCTCCTATGGCGTTGCGTGGGCCGCGAACGTGCTACCGGCTATAGAAATGGCCTTGCACATCCAATCATAGGCGTCAGTCTTGAAAGTCCAGCAGGCGAACACTTGTCCTATCGTTGCCGCCGTCATGACAACACAGGCGTCATCGTCGCCAGCCGCGACGGTTCCATCTGCCGCAATCAGGTATATTTTGTCAGTCACGGCAGCGTTGGTGCAGACGCCCCAATGGTTCCCGGCCTGAGTTGTTCCGACAGTGAAAAGGCCGCTCAGTCCAGCCGCCGCCGTCGGGAAGTCGAGGAACACGTCAGCGTTGGTCTGCCCGGTATTATAGACAACAGCCCCGTTACCGCTCATCTGCGCGGCGGTAAGGTGAATATGGGCCGAGCCGTCAACTTCGGGTGTCACCACAGCCAGGGCCGGGGCAGTCGTCCCGGTCAGGGAAAGGTGGGCGTCAAGCGTGACTTCCTTCTGTTTCGCCGGGTTCTCATTCGTCAGGCCCAGCACAAAGGGACCGCCAGAGGTAGCGGCGTCGGATTCAACGAGAATCCCAGCATCAACAATAGCCTGCCCACTGGCACCCCACTTGGTGAGCATCCCGGCAGTCGGGGAAGCTGGGCCGCTCACAGGCAATGCGGGAATCGTCACGTTTGCATCCGGTATCGTGACAACCCTTGTCGATCCCGCAGCCGGGCCGGTGATCTGCATGACGCCGGTCGTGGCATTGGATTTCACGGAGCCAGCGGGGGCAGAGCCAACGAGATTCCCCACCGTGATCTTCTTGCTTGTCGGGGCCGTCGCCGGGTCAACCGTGACAACGGTGATGTCCGTCGTGGCAACGCTCGTCGCTTCCGGCAGTTCGGAGATTTTCACATCCGCCGCAAGTCCAATGCTCACCATCCCGATAAAGATGGCAACCGTCAGAATGGTAAGATACTTTTTCATGTGTCCTCCTTATGGCGCTGAAATCGCGCCGAATGTTTTCCATGTTCCCGGTGTTCCCGCCGCCGTACAGACCTCCCCAACAAAGCCGCTTGCCGATGGATCAGTGTAGTAATACAGATCGCCCCGGACGGCCGTAGAGGGCTTCCCTGCCCCGCTTGCCGCGCCCTGGTAAACGGTCATCCCCGCACCCCATTTGTATGTCCCGTTGGGGTAGATGATGAATGACCGGTTAGGGCTGGTCCGTGATTCAAATTCGAGTGAACCGTCGGCGGCATGAGAATAGATTCTCCATGCCTGCGTTGTCCCGTGGGTAAGGCCGAGCATGATGTCTTTTGCAGCATACGATGTAAGGCTTATGGTCATCACTTCATCTATCGGGTCTGTCATGCCCAGCGTAATTCCCGCTGATGGCGTCTGACGTATCCCGATGGGAGATCCGGCGACCCCCAAAACCTCAATCACGGCCTCATAGGGGACCACTGTATTGTTCTTCAACGCCCACAGGGGATTCCCGTTGTAAAATTCGGCTATGGTCTGCCAGCCTATTTCCGTTCCGGCCAAATTGCGGAGCCGGTAATGGGTCGAAACCTGGGGTTGAGGATCCCCGCCGGCGGAATAGGGGGTGAGATTGTCCAAGACCATGGCGGGGTGATAATCCGAGGCCACAACAAAGTGATGAGCGTTCTTACTCCCCGGATTGGCCGTATTGAGGATGTATCGCACCTGTGCGGAGTTGGCCTGGTCCTGCTGCCAATCGTACCCGGATTGATCGATTATCACGACATCGTTGGGATGGTCGGCCTTTATCGTATCGTAATCCCATCTCATGCCGCCCGGAATGGTTATGACCCCGCCCGCAACCGTCGCTTTCAGGGCCGCATCGACAATCGTCGTTTGGTCCGTCCCGTCCGTGACCGCTCCGAACCATCTCGGATCGGTGTTCTTCAGGCCAGCCACCGAACCCGTTCCGGCAAGAGAGAAAACCTGATATGGACCGGCCTCAAAGGGACCGTTGATGGTCAGAGTCTTTGCGGTGGCGACGGTGAGGATTGCGCCATTATCCGGACACAGAACGACGTTCGATGGAATCGTTAGATCATTGCCGATTGCCCACGTTCCGGGTTCAAGATACAGCGTCCGGGGTAATGTCCCGATGGAGCCGATGGCTGCGATTATCGTCGCTTCGGTGAGTACGCCGCCGTTGAAATAACGGGCGTTGATGGTCGAAACGTGCGTCTTGATAAAGTCGGGAATTTTCGTCATGGTGACGGTCCCAAGGCTTCCCCGTCGCGTGTATGACCCGGAGTTGAGTAGTTCGTCACCCTCTAACTGCAAATCCTCTTTCCCGATTGGTCCCTTATAGAGAATGTTTGCCATGCGTTCTCCTATGATGCCGCGAGTATTTCCGCGCTTTCCAGTTTCGACAGGATGTTATTGATCTTCGTTTTTAGGGCATTAACTTCCGTGACGAGCGTCCCGAAAGCCAGATTCAGAGCCGCCCGGTCGATGCTATCCGCCCCGGAAGCCGCTGATATTGCCGACACAGCCGCCACGCCTGCCTCATGCGCCTGCTGCTTGACGGAGAAGGATATGGAGTCGGTTGCTGAATCGCCCGTTATGGTTAGCCCCTTTGTCGCTGTCAGCGTCAGCGTGTCGTTCGGGACATCGGCCACGGGGTCGCTTCCCGCAGGACAATCGAACGTGCCGAATCCGTAATGGGACGATGAAACGTACAGCCCGGATGAATCAACGTCGATCCCGCCCGCGCTTTTCAGCTTTGCCGCCAGTCCGGTTGATGTAGATTCCAGCCCGCCAGCCGCCTTGACTTTCACCTGAAGCGCATTGGCGACCTTCTGGAGGCCGGAAGTGCTATCGGTCAGGCGCAACGTCAGAACGCCGCCCGAATCCTCGAAAATGTCGCCAAGGTTCAGGCCGCCGATGCGCTCCTCGAATATCTCCCGGATAAGCTCCCAAATCTGACGCTTCAAATCTTCGGAGTTCTCTGCGGTGATTGGGTACGGTACGTCGGGCATTATTTCACCTTCGGTTCTGTCGCCTGATTTGCCATGAGTTTCGGAAGCTGATTATAAATGTTCTCCATAACCACCTTCATCATGGGGCTGTTTGGTTCCACCTTGGACGCGACGAGAACCATGCGCTTCCCCGCCGTCGTTCCGGTCAGAAAACTGGCAAGTGCGGTCATCCCGGCCTCGCCCAAGGCAACCGTTGGCGATACCGCCGCAGTTCCAGCAGCGAGAAGCGGAAGCCCCCACCTGTTCCCCGTCGGCGGATTTTCTTTGAATTGCCCTGCCCGTTTCACCACCTGCATGATGTTCGCAAGGCCGGTCATTTCGGAAACTTCCGCCCCGGAGAAAACCACGTTCTTTTTGTATCGCGGGTCATTGGCAAGTTTTTTCAATTCAGTTGAAAATGCCTGCGGGCTAAATACTTCCTTGCCACTCGTCGTTCCCGCCGCCTTGTCGTATGCCTCGCGGATAACGTCGAACTTGACGCTCATCCGCTTAAAACTCTCGTTGGCTTCACGAAAGATGTTCCCCGCATTCGTGTTGGAATTGGTGAACATGGTGTCCATATCGTCAGACACGGCGGCATAGAGTTGTTTCAGTTGCCCCCTTGCCGTGTCTGTCTTGGCGTCACGGATTTCCTGCCCCAACCCTTTGCGGAGCGTCCACAGTTCATCAAAAGAAAACTCCCGCTTCCCCGTCATTGCGTTGGGAATTTCCATTCCGTCCCCGTAGGGAATATTGACTTTCTTGTCCCCAACGTCACCCATGACGTTTTTGAGGATCTTTTTGACATGGGTATCCTGTATGCTTTCAAAGACGGACGGATACCGCTCAAGCATTTCTCCCGCAGACTTCTTGACTTTCTCTGCCGCCACAGTCGGGAGTTGTTCGCCGGATTGACGGACGTTGGCATAAAGGGTGTTGAGGAAGGCATCGTTTGATTCCTTCATGGCCGCTGTCGTGGGTAGCGATGGATCACCGACATACTTTGTAAGGAACCCCTTTGCGGCGGCTTGCGCCTCTTGGTTCTGCTTCTCGCGGAAACCCTTCAGGCCAATGAGCGGGACGCCTTCAAGCCATGATTCTGTTTTTTGGGCAATCGGATTACTCGCAGCCTCTCCGGTCGTCGTCCTGATTCCGTATTTCTTACCCGCCGCGTCGATAGCATTGACAGGCTTAGAACCAAGTAGGGCATTCCCAACCTTCCCCGCACCGGACATCACCGCCGACCCACCCAACCCCGCAGCCGCCCCGATTCCCGCATTGGCGTAGGGGTTCTCCCCCTCAACGGTCGGTTGAATGAATCCCTGTGCGCCACCGGACAGAGCCGCCGTTACACCCCTGCGGAGCGCACCACCAGCAACTCCACCCGGAAGTGGAACGGTTGGAAGGACACCCCCCAACATATTTCCAGTTCCGTAGGGGGTCGGCTGATACCATGGGGCGGCTTGCGATTCAGCGGCAAGCGGAGCAACTGCGGCTCGATTCTCCGCTATCCGTGCCTTGATCTTGTCGAGAATGTTCTGTCCCGGAAGCGGCGGTGCGTCACTCTGGCCCATTTCGAGGTAACGCTGTGCGATACCAAGTCCAGCGTTTTCAAGGCCCGCGCCCAGCCCGACCGTGAACTTTTCAAGGCCCGACATTTCAGGAATGGATGGACCGACCGTTGTTTCTGGCGGTGCGTACTTTTCCCACGGCCCTGACGGAGCCGCGCCCGTCTGAAATTTCTCCCAAGGACCGCCCATTACTTCCCTACTTTCTTCCAGCTTTTCTGGTCGGCTGGATTTCCGCCCATAAACCTGAAACCGTCAACGACCTCTCCTATTCGCGGCCCGCTTGCTGGTGCCGCAACGCTGGGCGACGATCCCACATTCTGCTTCGTGGTGTCGTACCGCTTGCCCTTCTCGTAAATCTCTTTCAGTAATCCGCGCAGTTGAACGAATTTCTTATCCCGCACATCCTTGGTGTCATTGACGGTCGGCATCGCCGCCTCTGCCCTGGCAACGTCGCGGTCTGTGAGGGTTCCGACTTCCCCCAACGCTCTGATGAGTTTCGATTCTGATGCTTGGATTAACGCCTTGACGGATGCTAATTCCGGGTCGGTTTGGGCGTATATGCCAATCGCTCTTGCCGGGTAGCCGGTGACACGATCCACGGCGTCTGTCGGCAACGATTTTTGTGCGCTGGTGAATTTGTTTTCCAGTTCGCTGATGATAGCGTCTGCCGAATTGTAGTTTCTTTCCGCCGTGATGTCACTCTCTTGCGGGGGTCGCTTCGGGTTGTCGGGTGATGGCTTGAATCCGCCCGCACCTGCCCCCTTCGTCTGGAACGGGGTGATGCCGCCCTCTGTCGGCACCGGATAGAACTGCGGCGGCATTTTGCTTGCCGCAAATTCCGCGACCTTTTTTTGAACAGCCGATGACCCTGCCGGCGTCCCATACCAATCCAATGCCCGCTTACGGACACCCTTGTCGGTATAATATCCCCTGAACATTCCGCCGAGAATCGTGTCAACGTCATTCGATACGTTTACTTCCCGGTCGGGTGCGGGAGCAACAAGCGACCATCCCGTGGGCGGTGCGTACCCCTGTCCCGCCTCAACGGTCTGCGTTGCACCGTCGGGACCGTAGATTTTCATGATTGAGGTCTTTGGTGCCGTCGGCTTCTGTGCCTTCACCAACGACGCATACCCCGGATCAATCTTCCCAAAGTTCAACATCTGGTCGGCAAGTATTCCGTAGGAGTCGGGAAATTGCGATTTCAATGCCTCTCGCCCCGGACCGCCCGGTGTCGTTTCCATCATCGGCCCCGTGTATTCATCCCCGCCCATCTTCATTGATTCGGGTGCAAATACGGCTTTCCGGCTGGCCTTCTCGCCTTGCGCGTCAAGGTATGTCTGCATCTTTAAGGCGCGGTCTATGCCCTCCAACTGCATCTGCTGGGCCATCCGCTCCATCTGCGCCCGTTGCATCTTGACCGAATCGGCCATGTGGCCCAAGTTGATCCCGGTGTTTATCGCTTGAAGAAAGTTATCGGCCATCGAAAGCCCCCTATGCCAAGATGTTCATCAGGGATTGCGCCAAGTCCTGATAGCCCATATTCGGGTCGCTCATTAACTGCTGCCATTGCTGCATCTTCTGTTGCCGTTGCTGATTGGCAATCGCCATCTGCCCCGCGATTTGGCCGCTGTCCGTCCCGATATTCCGGTTTGCAGACCCCGCCTTTGAACCGGATGATTGCGACTTTGACTGCTGGTTAATCATCCCCTGCCCGAATTGCCCGAAGGCCGAGCGGTCGAAGGATTCGGGTTGCGCCACGGTCTGTGCGGTCGACACCCCCGTTGGACCGGAAACCATGTTCTGCGCAAGAGAGGAATAATCCGTTCCTGTGTTCGGGTTGCCTTCATCGTCGCCGGGGGAACGGTCGGGGGCCGTGACACCTCCCTCAAACAGACTTCCAATTCCATAGCCTGCCAAACCGCCGATGGCTGCGCCAAATGGACCGGCAACCATGCCGCCAAAAGTCATGCCGCCCAATGCGCCAGCCTGCGCACCCTTGCCCTGTGCAGCCGCGACGCCCGCCGCACCCACGGGGCCACCAACAATACCACCAAGGACGGGTCCGTACTGATCAAACAGGAATCCCGGAACATGGCTTATTGTCCGCAGGGATGTCAGGTCATCCATGATGCCTTCGTAGAAGCCGGTTGCGGGCGCAGGGCCGGGGTTTTCATAGAAGTTGAATGAACCGCCGATAGCATTGGCCGCTTCCGCATCCCGGTTTGCCTGTGCCTCAGCTTCCGCCGATGCCGCCGCCTGCCCCATAGCCTCTTCGCCCGCACCAAAGCCGCCGCCCGTTCCATCACCGCCGTATCCCGTGCTTCCCGTGTTACCGCCGACTCCTCCGGGGTCATTCCCGCCGTCGTCCCAAAATTCCGGCAATCCGGTATAGGGATTGATGCCGCCATGACCGCCAAGGAGTTTCAGGATAGCGGCCTCCTGCGGGGAAATGTGCGCCACCATCGTGTCGCCGCGCCGTCCCATCTGTGCAAGAATCTGAGGGTCAAGATCAAACATCGTCGCTACCTCATCGAATTGTAGAGGCTCATTCCGGCAAGAAGTCCGGTTGAGCTTCCGACGGTATCGGCCAATTTCTCACCGCTGGATTGCGTGTATTGCAGTTGCGGAGGCGCATACATCGGCGTATTGCGGAACTGGATAAGCTGATTCGCAAGTTGGGCGAGGCGGTTCCTTCTTGCCCTGTCCTCTTCGGCGGTTGCCCCGGCAATGATTCCGCTGTTCGCGCCCATGCCCCGCGCCGCCATCTGATCCATCAATTTTTGACGGGCCAACATGGATTGCTGATTGATGCCGCTCATCGCACTCGCGGATTGAGCGTCAACCGTTGCGCTATTCGGATAGGCCGTATTCTGCCAGTTGGCAAGTTGCTGGTTATAGACATCCTGCGCGTTCGACTTGGCGGAATTTGCTCCGTACATCTGAGCGAGGGCATTGATCCCCATCATGGCGGCAGGCATCTTCATGTTCCCGAACATCCCCCCGGCGCCGGAAGCGGCTTGAGCACCAGCCGTCGCCGCGCCCGCCTCCCCCGTGGCCGGAAGATTGCCCATCGAACTGAAATTTCCACTTAGCCAGTTGTCGGCAAGTTTGTTGTATGCACTCGCCCCCCCATAGCCTATTCCGCCCGCAACGGCAGAGTTGGTAATGTTGGATGCCGTATCCTCATCTTTCAGCAGGCCACCGACGAATCGCCCGCCCGCAGCGCCGCCCGCAGCGCCCCACGGCCCACCGAAATACGACCCGGCAAGACCGCCAACAACAGGCAGACCATAATCACTCAGCCAATTACCCATCTCATCCACCTCCAAAGGGCGTGTATTCGATCCCCCATGGCTCATAAATGACCACGTTGGACGAATCAGAACAGGCTAGGCGCAACGAGAAGCGATACCCCTGGTGGTTGGCCGTTTTGATGAAATCTCGCATCCTAGAGGCAGTATTGAGCGTGTAGGCCGGCGTTTGTGCGGTCCCATCGGCATAGAGGGTGACGACAACATCCTCGCTCCCCGTGTCGATGTCGTAATAAAGTTTGCTGATGTTCTTCTGTTGGAGAACGGACCCCATCGCCTTGTCGCCTGTCTGCAACGACGTTGCGATAACTTCGGTTCCGCTCTCCTCATATTGATAGCCGTCGGCCTTCCCGAAATACTTGATCCCGGTCTGGAAATGGTATTCATAGGCCGACGGGATGAAATCGAGGTTGTAAAATCTGATGTCCGGGTACGTCCGAAAGTCGATAATCAAACACTTGTCGAGCGTCGTCCCGGTTGAAGGATAGACGAACCAGTACCGCTGCCCGTCAAATTCGGCATGGGCGAGTTTCGGGTTGGCAATGTCGGTGAACAGCGCAAGCCCCAAGTCCTTCGCCGTGATGTTCCGCGACACCGTTCCGTCGAAAACATAGATGCCGTCATACCATTGGAACAAGATGCCGAAACGCGTGACCTGAGTGGTATGCGTGTTGATCGGCCCCTGTTCGGAGAAGGTGGACTTGACCGCCCATGTGTCGGCGTCTGCCCCCTGCAACCGCTTCCATGAGGCAGGCCAGCCGAGGTAAATCTGATCGCCCCACGGGATGCAGTTTTTCAAGTCCTCGCCGGGACGGGTGATTGCGATGGTGGACGTTCCCTTGAAGGCGAAAGGCAGATACGGTTCGGAGTAGTAGAGCGAACTGCCCTTGATGCCGAAGATGCGCTGCAAATAGTTTGCGACATCCACCAAGCCTTCCGGGGGAGGTGCATAGGCGGTAGTATCGAGGATGTCGTTCGCCTGCAACGTAGCATCCGAGAAATCATCCGTGTAAGTCGTCGTCGTATTGTCGGGAATGGTCGCCACATAGTACGTTTCCCCAAGTCCGGTCGAATAGCGGTAGAGCTTGCGATGAACCTTAACGCCCGTTCCTGTGTACGGGCAAACGCCGATGCCGCTCCACGAAATTGCCTTTGAGGTCACGCTGACCGTACCGGCCGGGGAGGTATCCGTTTCGTATGTGCGGCCATTGGGGAACAGAATCAGGAAGGAGTAATAGAGTGAGTATGTTCCGGACGGATTGCCGCCCGCCCCGTCCGTTCCTGCCGGGGGTAGCGTTGGATTCTCGATAGCCCAATCGTAAAGCGCACCGGAAAACGCCTTCCTGTCCTGCCCGTTGGCAATGAACGTGAAATCGTCCATGTCGGCAAAGCGCGGCCTACCCACACCGATGCGTGTAAGCAGCGTAAAGTCGTCGGAAGCGGGGGTGTAGCGGTCACAGTATCCGGCAAGATCCCACTTGTAGCGAACTGCCCCCGCGTCGGTAAGGAGAAGCCAGTTGATGTATCGGTGAATCCCGTTGATGCTGCCCACGGCGGCAGCGTTCACGGCAGTCAGTGGGTCGCGTGCCGCCATCTCCCCCTGAGTGGTGAACCCGAAGCCGGAACAGGATACAAGCTCACCGTCCTTCAGCATCAAGGGGGAATTGCCCGTATTCAAGCCCTTACCGAATGTGATTGGTTCGATAGGCATTATGCGAGTTCCTTGTAATGCGTCATGTTCTGCTGCCAATTCCAAACCACGGGACGAGCGCGAAGGTTGCGCCCCGACAAGGCGCGTTTCCTCTTGTTGGTATAGGTCTGCACTTCCTTGTCGAAAATGCCCCGGTATCGCTCTGCCCGTTTGTATTCGACGGAATCCTCCGGGTTGTCGGAAAGCAGGTCGGCGGCGGCATAGGCGGCAAGTGCCTTCTGATACTCGCGGGGTATCTCCGACTTCTGGTCGGTATTTGTCCCCTGCTCCTGCCAAATCGTCGGAAGGCGGTAGTATTCGAGAAAGATGTTCTTGTTCGCGGCCTCGACATCAACCGCAGCCCCACCCTCAGTCGGCAGGATGTATTCGTCAACGCCATTCAGCCGGATAACTTCGCCGTAGTCCTGATTGTAGGTGTAGAGCGGGCAGACCCATTCGACAGCCACGCCGTGCTCGGAAGAGAAGACATCAACATCGCCATTGGTATTCGGGATGGGATACAGGCCGAAAGTCTGACCGGATCCGTAAGAGCGGTCGATATAGATGCGGGACGGATGATCCCCGGTTTTGGTTCGCCAGTCACCATATTCGTCGTTCAATTCCTCAACCGTGTTGACGGTCAATTCCTGATAGCCGCCATCAAGCGCGGAGTCGTAGTAGTACGCCGCCATCAGGTCAAGGAAGTCGTCAGGAAGGCGATAGGACCGCTGGTTCGCCTCAAGCTCGACAATGGCGTAGGACCGCAGACACTTCGTCGCCCGGACGAAATCATCCTGGCCGCGATTGAGGGCGTCATCTATCCAATCGTAATCGCCGGCCCCCTTCGTAGGCGAGAAGCGCGTCGTATCAGCCGCCCGGAGCATCCGCAGAATCAAGGCCCGCATTTCCGCAAGGGTGTAACCCGTGAACGGCCCGGAGGTCGTGGTGATGGTAATAGGCATTACAACCCCCTATCTGACGTAAAGCATGGTGCTCCCGCCAAGGATGTTTGTCATCCCCGCAACCGAAATTCCCTTGCGTGTCTTGATGGCTTCCGGGAACATCATCTCGATATTCCCTACCGTGTTGGCGACGGTGCGCTCATCCATGATGATCGTCTTTTTCGTCATGTAGATATCGGGCGGATAGATGTTGCCCACCTTCGACCCATCGACAATCGTTTCATCGTCAAGGAGGGTCAGCCTTGCCGCCGCCGTGGGGTCTTTGATCGTGGCCCTTACCCCATAAACCTCGAATTTTCCCGCCTTGAGCGGCATCGGGTATCCCCCTGCACATTGAGCGACGTACATAGCTAATCCTCCTCTGTCCGGATCTTGTCACCGTCTTCCGTGGTGATGGTCTTCTCGTCTTCCGTGATGATTTTATCGTTAAGCGTTGCCGGATCTTGAACCACAATGGCCCTTGCTGTTACAAAGTGAACCTTATGAACGCGACGGACATGGTGAACGCGATGCACTCTTGCCATAAGACCACCTTGCTATTTCCGCAGCTTCTTCATGATGGGAATTTCCGAATCAAAAATGCGCTTCTTCCCATCTCCCATAGCCGCCTCAATTCCGCGTATCCACTTGACCAACTTCACCGCCCCTTCCGGCTCAATCGACGCGGCCTGATCGGTTCCCCACATGGAGCGGTCAAGGGTCAAATGGAACTCGATCATCTCCGCTCCCAAGGCCACAGCCACCGGCATGAACACTAATCCGGGGTGATGGTTGCTGAAGCCGATCTTCGTAAAACCATAGCGAGTCCGGTAATCGGTGATGCAATTCAGGTTCAACTCTTCCGTCTTCGTCGGGTAGGTACTGGTGCAATGCATCAGGCAGGCGATGTCCTGCTTGCCGACGCACCGGATGGCGTTCTCAATGATTCCATAGTCACACATCCCCGTTGAGAGGATTACCGGCGTCCCGAAATTCTTGCAGCAATTCAAGAACTCAAAGTTTTCCATAAGGGCAGAGGCAACCTTGACGTAATCCGGGCAGAACCTTTTCAGGAATGAGAGGGATTCGATGTCCCACGCGGACGCAAACCACTTAATCCCCCGGCTCTTGCAATGGGCGTCGATATGCTGAAAGTCCTCATAGCCGAACTCCATCTTCCATTTGTATTCGATGGTTGACATCCGGCCCCACGGCGTGTCCCGCATGATGCCCTTCTGTTCGTCGGGGATGCAGAGGTCGGGATTCCGCTTCTGGAATTTTACGTAATCGACGCCAGCCGCAGCCGCAACGTCAATCAGCCGCTTGGCGATTGACAGGTCGGCGTTATGGTTAATCCCAATTTCCGCGATGATGGTTGTAGGCATGATCCCTCCAAAGGTAGGGGCCGATCTTTCGATGGGCGCGTCTTTGTCGGGCAGCCTAATGGCGGGCCGAAATGGTTATAAATCCTTGACGTTCAAAACCTTGTCGCAAATGTAAAGATCAAAGAATGGTTTGCCGAACTCTATTCCGTGGTACTTGCACCCCCACGCCTGAAGCTGTGCGCGGGTGAGAGCGGACCAGTCGATCCCCGTCTGCGTTCCCCTGGCCGTCCAATAGACGATTCGGGTTCCCTCATCGTACATTCGATTGAACTTGCCGATCCTCTCCGGTATGGGTTTGGCTCCGGGGTAGTCCGCCCCCGGCGTGTCACAAATGGTTCCGTCGATGTCAACATAGATCGTCATACCGTCTTGCTCAATGGCTCCGTGTAAACCCGCAAATCCGTTTCACCCTTCGCCGCATACACGAACAGGGTGCGCTTGTCCTCCGAATCGGCGTGATGATAGACGAGCGGTTCCGCCGCAACCACGTTGAAGCCGACCTTCTTGAAGAGGGCCACCCACCATTCGACCGATTGGAGATTGCAATGGGTGTATAAAATTCCCTCCACCGGGCAGACCTCAGTATTAAGGGCTATGGTCATGACAAAGAACTTTTTGCCGACCCGGAACATCTCGCGCAAAAGCTGTTCGCAATCCTCCGGGACGATGTGCTCCATGACCTCGAAAGAGCCCACCATGTCGAAACTGTTATCGGGGAAGGGGAGCGTTTCGCCGTCATAGGATTGGCAGTATTCCAAGACGCCCCGCTCATCCCAAAGCTCATGAGCCTCCGCGATGTCCACCCCCTGCGCTTCAAGGCCCAAGTCCCGCAGAACCCGGATGCCGTCACCCGTCCCGCAACCGAAATCCAGAACGGTCTTGATTTCATCCTTTCCAAGCAGGGCGCGGTTGCTCTCCTTGAACTGATCCGCCCAATAGATTGCGCCCAACGTCGGGACGTAAGACCCGCTCTTGTAAAGCTGTGTATAGATGTATTTGGCCTTCTCCCGGCTCGGCATCGCCTCAACGTGCCACGCCTCCATGATGTCCCGTATCGCCACCGGGAGGGCTTTCTGATCTAGCCATTGCATGAAGGTTCCGTCTGATTCGACGCCCAGGATGCCTTCGGAGCAGTTGCAAAAGTAATGCGTCCCGGCTAGGCATTGGATGAAGTTGTCGAGCCATATCTTGTATTCGTAAAGCGGGGACAGTGTGCGAACCTTCTTCCCGAAAACGTCGGTGGCGAAATAGCAGGGCTTCCCGTCGCTGATCGCCTTGCCGTGGACATAGTAATTCTTCTTGAAGCTCAGTTCATTGCCGACTAGGAGAAACATCGTCGCCTTCGTGAACTGCACAAAGAGGGCGATTGCCGATGAGAATCCGTTCCCGCCGCTCACCGGATACCGCCGCCCGTAACGATGTTCCACCAGTTTACGGATTTCCTTGTCCTCGTACCGATAGGGGATCACGATGAACTTGCCGCCCCATTCCCTGATTGCGTCCGGTGCCGCCGCCACCGCGAACAACCCGACAACATCCTTGCACTTCTCCCTGATTCCGATCCATTCGGGCGTCCATTTCCCCACGTTTCCGTCAAGCAGGACGCAGTAATGAGGGATCACGCCATGGTCAACGAGGTACTTGATGGAGGAATTTGTCGCCACGATCTTGAAACGCGGATCGAGGTTTTTCAGGTACTTCACCGACCGCTTGAGGATGGGGGATGCGCCGACGAAGATGATGCAATCGTTTTCATGGTCGGGCAGGTCTTTCAGTGTCCCGGCAAATTCAGTCGGGTGAGCATCCCAATGGGCGATGTTCTCCCGAATGTTCTTGTGCCACAATTCGCTCAGGCCCGCCCCGTCCCGCTGATTGCCCCACGAAATGAACTGGTACTGCGCCGGATTGATCCCCATCCGGTTCACCGCGCCCTGCTTCAGACCACGCTTCAGCCACCCCATTATTTGCGCCCTCCCATAAGGAACTCGCAAATCTTCCAATCGACGGCATCATCTATTTCGTAAGAGCGTTCCTGCGGCATGACGTACAGGCCGACTTCACCGCCGCAACGTACCCCTGTGGCTATCAGGGAGTACGTTTTGGTAAAGTAGATCGCCCCGTTCTCCGCGTACCAGTCCTTGCGGTCCTGCCGATTCGGGCGCTTATCGATATTGTAGGTGGCAATCGGCATCTTCTTCCCCTGGAACTCCACGGCATCCTTGACCCAATAGAAGCCCTTTTCGGGGTAGACGGACACGACGGACTCATAGCGGTCCTTGACGGCCATCTTATGTGCCGTTTTTATGTCCTGCGTGGTCCTGAGAGGCGACGTAGGTTGCAGGAGGCACCAAAGCTCGACTTCGGGGTACTTCTCTGCGTAGTAGACCATCAGGGGGTCAATTCGGGCACCGTCGGTTGAATGTTCGGCGGGACGGTCGTTGTCGATGATCGGGGTAATCGAAAGCCCGATGCATCGTTTTACGGATGCGGGTGAATATTCATCCATGCCCACGAATCCACCGTCTGAACTCACTATGATTTTGTCAAAGACCCCGGCATTAAAAGCCGCATCATAAGACCATTGCCACAAAGGTTTACCGCAGAAGTCTCTAAAGTTTTTTCTGAGTATGCCCTTTGAGCCTGTACGACAGGGGATTAACGCGCCTGTAATCATCGAGCCTCCTTTGAGGGTAGAGGGCGGGAACTTGGCCCCTATATGGTTTCGTCCCCGCCCGGTTAAAGGTTATTTATCTTTGTAACGGACAATGATCGGACGGATGGAGCGTGCCGTCGCGGTCGCCTTGCTGTACCGGACAATCAACCACTGGGTTGCGCTGAAGGTCTTTGCCGCCACGTTCATGGCTGCCATCTTGTCCAGCGGAACAGCCGTCACGGTCTTGCTGATCTTCAGGGTGGCAAATGAGGTATTTGCCGCCGCGAAGGAGGCCGCACGGTACAGTTTCACGGTCAGATTCGCCGTGGTGGACGTATTGGCGGTCTGCTTGGCGATGTAAGCCGCCGTCACGATGACGCTGCGCCCAAAGCAGATTCCTCCGACCCTCGTTGTGGACGAGGTGACGGAGGTGGGGATGCGAACCGGGAGGGTGATTTCATGGTAAACTCCCGTGTTGAAGATGGGACAAAGGGAACTGAAGTCTGACATTGTTACCTCCTACGCATATGCGTACACTTGCGCGAGCGAGGGCCGAATAATGCTTTCTTCCGTTATCGGCCTCCCACATTTCATGATGTTAATTGCCTGTCTGACGGCCATGTCCAGAGTGAGTTGCCATAGCACATTGTACTTGTTCCCCTCTGGATCGCTGACCGAAAGATTCCCGTACCGCTTTGACACCCCAAAGATTCCCGCCTCAGTCGCGTTGAAGAAGCGCGGGACAATCCCCTCAAGATTGATGCTCTCGACATAAAGCCTTTGAAGGTAGTCCTCCAATGACATCTTCAGGGCCATGAATGAATGTGTCGTATAGACCACGTTTCCGTAAATATCCGGGTGCGGCTTCCTCTCCCACGAATCCTTAACGTCCCTGCCGTCAACATAGTATCGGGATTTATCGTCGTTGGTGGCGAAACTAAGTTCATTGCCGACGAAAATCAGCGTCCGGCACCCAAACACCTTGTAGGCGACGATTGCCGCCGTGTTGTATTGGGAACAGACAGCCGGAAACATGATTCCGCAGCCATTGACGGGCCGATACCACTTGTTGATCTTGCGGTCGATTTCCTTGAGGGACGTATAAATGGCAAGGAATTTGACCTCTCCTTTCCATGTGTCCAGAATATCAGGAGGAACACAGATACCCGAAATAAGGGTAATGCCTTCCGTCCCCTCAAGGCCATCGAAGAACTTGTGAATGATGGGGTTCGCCTCCATCACCATGCAGTAATGAGGGCGAATCCCGTTCTCAAGAAGGAACCGCAACCCGGAACTCACGCCGATGAGAATGAACCTTGGATCTCTGCTCAAGTCCCGCAACTTCGGGACTTGTTTCTTTATCGAGGGACCGGCACCAATCAGGACAGCCGTTTTACCGATTCCGGTATCCAGCAAGTCGTCTGCCGCCCAATGCCGTTCACGTTTTCGATTCACCCGGGCGTTATCAATCCAGCGGTCATAATTTAGTTTCCCGGTGTTCCGAGAGATTGCGTCGAGAAACCCGGCCCAATCTTTATTCGCGTCACAAAGGAAACCAACGTCTTTCGCTGCCATCCGCTACTCCGTTAGGTCAAACCGTAGGCGAATCCGTGGCACTTGTCCGCGTTCCGCAGTTCGAGGGTATACTGGCCCGAAAGCTGCCATTTCTCGTTACGGCCCGTCTTCGCCATCTTCTCAAGGTGCCACTGATCGTTAGCCAGAGGCCGCAGGGCCACCCGCGAACGGTCGAGGATGAGAAGTTTGTCGTTCGGGAACCACCGATCAATCGCAATCGGGAACTCCTTGCCCATGTCGGACAGGAAGATGTTGCGGTAGTAGCCAACGGTCCTCTCGCCCTGCTCGACCCGGCGCAGTTCCTTCTCGAAGGCCGCGATTGCCCGCGCCTGCTTCGGACCCACAACGATGATCGGGTCGCTGGTTTCGTCCAATCCGCCCGCGTCGAAAATCTTGTAGGCGAGGCTGTTGATGATTCCGACCGACAGGGCCGCAGCCGCGTTCACTACCATGTCGTCCTCTTCCGTGCAATCCAGGTCATAATCCCGAATCAGACAGAGGATGCCTGCCATGGTTCTGTCTTCCGCAGTCCCCGCGTAAGAAGATGTCCCCTTCGGCATACCGCTGATGACGGACATGTTCAGTTCGCGCTTGATCTCATAGGTGCGGTACTTGATCTGAAGCTGAAGCTCGTCAACCACCGCCTCCATGCTGATGTTCTTGCGGCTCTGCGTGATTTCCACGGCCCGCTCGAAAATCTGCGTGAAGTTCTTGCGCTTGGTCCGAAGCTGGGACATATCGGACGATGCGCTCGAAATGTCTTTGTAGGGCTGGGCGACGATGTAGCACTTCGTCATTGCCCAGGTGGTCTTTGCCACCCCGCCATAGACCGCAATGGTAACGCCGGTTTCCTTGCCGCAGGTAGAAGCCATCTGGACAAGGAAGTTCTTGCCGGACGGCTGAAGGATCGTTCCGCCCCGCAGGAAGCGGGCGAGTGACGCCGTGGTGTATTTCCCGGTCGAAACCGTCATGACCGTAGCGCCATCGGAAGCCGCAAGGATATACGCCGGGGAAAGCTCGTCCTCGATCCAGTTTACTTCGATGTTCTGAGCCGCCGCACCCATGCGAATGTGGCCGAGAATCGCAGTATCCTTCAGCAGAACCGCCGAAAGAACCTGCGACATATCGAGTTTGTCTAACTTGTTGGAAAGGGTAGTTGAATGACCACCCTCTGCCATAAACGAAGCACTTGTCATAGCCATGGTACATTAACCTCCCGATTTACGGGGCGGCCAGTTGTCTTTTGAACAATCCTGAAATCACCCCGTCTACATCGCCTTTTTCCGCCGCCGCTGAGATATGCGCTTCATGCGCGTTGCCGGTTTTTCCGGCATCAGGTCTGATTCCGCTTGAGGTATCGGGCATATAGGCATGATTGTTATTGGTTTTGCCGTCCGGCTGTTTATCTTTGGCGATAAGCTGTTTGAACTTCTCGATATCGGCATCGTCGCCCAAGAGCAACCGAATGGATCTTTCCGCGTTTTTCTTCATCTCCGCTGTCCGGTAGCGGTCCCCCAACTCAAAGAGCTTTCTCACTCCCTGCGGGGAAGCCACCAGCTGCGGGTATGCTTGACGAAGGCGCATTGCGTATGCGTATCTCTCCTGGAACTCGGCAGGGCTTTTTATCTCCTCCTCGGCCAGAACATCCGCCACTCTTGCCGTTTGCAGTTTCTTTTCGACGGCATACTCGACGGCCTTTTCGGGGTCTTCGATGAACTGCTCGTCAAACTTCTTCTGCTGTTGCGGAGTGGGTTGCGGGGTCGCTTGGAGCCTTTGGATTTCCAAGGATTCCTGCATCTGAGCAAGTTGTTCCTTTAGCGCCTTGTTCTCCTGAGACACCTTCGTCGTGAAGGACTGGATTTCCTTGTAGGATTTCAGCATATCCTTCGGGGTCTTGAACTGGGCAAGGTCGGTGATGGGGTCTTTTCCCGGTTCTACCGGGGGACCGTCCACCTTTTTGTCCGGTTCAACTATGGGTTCCGGTGTTCCTTTGTCCGGTTGTACGTCGGTATTGGCGGCAACAAAATCAGCCAATCCTTCGATTGCCGGGAGGCCGTCCGTACTTTCTGGCATAAACTCTCCTTTGTTCTGAATCGGGGCTATGCGCCGGTTACTTTTATTTTTGCGACAAGCGCGATCTCCGTCGGGGCACCATTTACCCGCATGACCGTGGCCTGAATGGAATGAGGATACGGCTTCAACAGGGTTTCAATATCCCGAAGGACGATGGACAGCTTATCATCCACTATGTTGTCAGGCTCAAGCCTGCGTTTCGGCATCTTTTCCGGCTCGATCCGCATTGATTTTCTCCAAAATGGCGTTCTTGGCGTCGATGGTCTGCTTTACCCTCTGCATTATTCCAGCAAGGGCAAGCGCGGTAATTCGTTCCTGTTCTGTCGCCGTCGGGCGGAACAGGACGCGGGAATGGTTCACAATGTCGGCCTCGACATAAAACCACCCTTTCATCTTGACCATCTGTTCAAAGGCGTTGCCCATTTCGATGATGTCGTCGCTGTTGAGCCCGCCTTCCTTCTCCCGATTTTCCAAGAGCTTTTTCCTGATGCCCGTGGAATCGCTTTCCGCGAGGATCGTTCTTTTAATCTCTGCCGAGTCCATAAGCCTCCTTGGAGTGGTTACTTGCCTGGCCGTCGCGGGATCTTGACCGTCATATCGAGCTTCTCACCAAACTTCTTTGCCCGCTTGATCTTCTCCCGCTCCTCGTAATTCGGTTTCCCAATGGTCAGAACAATATCGAATGTCTTTCCCGGTTTCCCCTTATAGAGTTTCCGGGTCGCCTTGACGGTAAGGTTGTCACTCAGATACTTTGTTGCCTTGTAAGCGCCACCAACGATAATCTCCTCGACCGTCTCCGCACATGCCTTGCTCCGCTCGTCCATCTTCCGTTCTCCTTTCAGGTCCGACAAGGGACCGCTCCGAAGATATCAGGCTCATTGATGACCTGTTTATTTCATTGACCGCCATAATCCACGCTCTGAAGCTGATCCAACTCCTGCGGCTGGGGCATCATCGGTTGCGGCTGCATCGGCATCATGTTCAGCTTCGGAAGCAACTGGTCGATGTTCTTGATGTCGTATGCTTCAAGCCCCGTCTTTGCCGCTTCGTAAAGGTCAACCGTGAACGGCTGAATGTTCGCCGGACCCATCGGCATCACGCTTGTCAAAAGCTGGAACGCCGCCTGAATCTGCCGCTGCCGCAATTCCTTGATGTGTGTGACAGAGGAACCCATCGGCTTGATGACATAGAACTTACGAATGGCGTCCTCACTCAGCTTGTAGAACCCGGCATCCGGCTCACCGCAAATGGCCTCATATTCCGACTGCGGCATGAATCTGCGGGTCAAGAGAATCACCCGGTCGGCAATCTGCTGAAGGGTCGTGAACTCTGCCAGCTTGATAGCGAGGTCAAGGCGGTTCAGGGACGCCTGCTGCAACTTCATAACCGTGGTCGGCAATTCCTGATGCTGCGGGGTCATGCCACGCGCATAGCCGAACATGGACAGGGCATTTTCCATGTCGGAGGAAACCTTCTGTTCCTCCTGATATGAAGAGGCGGTTACGTCGGGAATGTCGAGCGGCTCGATATCGGTCAGGCTTTCGAGCGGCCAGATTGCCCCGGCGTAGAACTTGATGAGGTCGTAATTGATGTCGGCCCCGGCACGCGCCTTAATGATCTTCTGGATGCAGATGTCGATATTGTCCCGCCGCGCCGACCGGATAAGGTTCTTGTCCTCCTGAAGCACTTCCAGCACTTCAGGAATCCCCATGGCGAAGAACTCAAGGGGGACCGGCATATACTTGTATTGCACCACGGGCTGGTCATAAGGGAACGGCTTTACGACATTCCCGGTCTGTGGGTTCGCCTCGTTGCTGTCGCGGAGGATCACGGCGCGGTTGGCGAAGGAGATGATATGCCCGCCGCTGAAATAGTGCAGTACTTCAATCCCCTCGTCGCTCGGGAGCCAATCGGAAAGTTTGCACTCGGCCAAAAGCTGCTTGTGCCATTCGGCGTCGGGATTCGCCGCCCCGCTCCCGCCGAACATGGCCCGCAACTTGTCTATGTCCTTATAGTACCCGCCACGCTCAAGACCGGCCAATTCCTCAATGTCCATGAACTCCCGGACGAAAACGCCCCGCGCCTTGGAAATGCGCCGTGCAGGAGGAACAGGCAGGACATCCCAAAAGTCGATGGTCTTGATGAGCGGCCCCTTGTATGCCCCGGTCGCCGCGTCAAGCCTCGGATACACGCCGGAATAGGAATTACCGAAGATCCCGCCCGACTTGAAGAAATCCGTCATCTCCTCCATGAACTCCGTGTCCTCATGGGAGATTTGCGCGGAAAGAACCTGCTCCATCTGCTTGGCGATCTTCCCGGCGTCGATACCGGCAATCATCTTCATCAACTGGCTTTCGTTGCGCGGCAGGACGGAGTAGAAGGGATATTCGCCGAGAAGGGACTGAACCATCGTCGCCGTAGCGTCCTCGATAAAGGCCAGAATGTCACGGGAACGCACCCGGTTCACATAGGGCCAATCGGCCTCGTTGACGGCAGACCCGAAACGGTACAGGCGATAATGACGCTTGGCGCGAGTGAAGTACGGGCGGCAGAAGTCCTCAGCCCACCCCAAACGCTTCAGGAGCCATTGGAGCTTCGTATAGGTGACATCATCGGGACGCGGCATTGCTTGTCTCCTTCAACGCTTCAAGGTACTTCTCAAGCGTGCTCAAAACGCCCTTCACATGGCGAATCAGCAACGTCATAAGCTCGATCTGTTTGGCTCTATCCATCACCACCCCATCGCCTTTCGTATCTCGTCGGCATAGGCTTCCTGTTCCCTTGTGACATCTAGCGCGCTTTTATCCCCCGACAGGATTCTCCCAACAATGGTCGAACGAATATCTGTGTCGTTTCCGTACCCCCTGCCGCCGTTCATTGATCGGAATATGTGTGATTGCTTTGGGGTAAGGTCGAAAATCGGCATCAGGTTCCTTTGCCTGAGAAATCCGCGAACCGTTTCGTTACGGATTATTGCCTTCCGCATATTGTCGTCCATCTCCATGAACGGGTTGATGATAATCTTCCCGTCCTCTGCGTACATACCGGGAACCTGATTGGCCTTGAACCAATCAAGCTCGGAAGGAAATGGATCTCGTAATGGAACAGTAAATCCCGGCAAGTCACCTTCTCCGCGAGGCGTAAGCCGCCTTCATCCTGTCCTGAATCCCGGCCACGATTCCGGCCTCATCTTCCGGCGAACGGTAAACGAACTGCTCAAGGGCGGCATATCTCACGCAGTCCGGCCAGTCCTTGTATTCCTCTTTCGGCTTCTGCGTGTCGGGGTCGTACTGGTAGTTGAACATGTACCGTATCGGCCCCTTCTGACCGCCGCACCCCTTCTTCGCAAAGAGCATCCCGGGCTTTGTCGCCTGAATCAGCGCGGAGTATTGCGCCGTCAGATACGCCCGGACTATCTTGTGTCCCAACTCGACATCGCCCGGAGCGGACTGCGAAAGGCGGATATGGCCGATTTTTGCCTCACCAAGCCGCCCCTCCCATGAAATCCCCTCCATCTGCGTCTTCTCGCCCATCTTCCGGTCAAGCACGACGGCCTTCGGCTCGGAATAGTCATGCAACGCCCGGAGGGAGCGCACGTTCTTTGCGATGTTCTCAACGCTACCCTTCAGAAGAAGCGAGTCGTACCAGTAAATCCGGTTCCGCTTCTTCCCGAAAATCTCAATCTCCTCCGGGGATACCGCGCCAAACAGCCAATGCGTTTCCCTGGCGTCATGGGGATCGACGCTCTCGATCTTCATCCACGACTTCGGAATCGGGAAATCCTCGTAAATGTGCAAAGAGCGATCAAGTTCCTTGTAAACCAGCCCGGAAAGGTGCCGCCAAACGCCCTTTTCCCTGGCCTCCCGCTCCTCTGGGTCAAGGGTTTTGAGATATTCGTTGATCCCCGCCCTCGGAATGAAGCCAAGCACCCTCCCGCACTTGCAATGCGTCGTGGTGCGCTCAACCTCATTCTCCGGGTAGGAAATGTCGCATTTGTAGCACCAATCCCGGCAGTTATCCCAAATCTCGCCCCGGATTACGGCAATCTCGTCGTCCAAGGCGTCGTCGTCAAAATCAGACAATGGTTGCCGCCTTCATGCTCAACTGGTCGTACACCCATGGTTCCTTCAGGGGGGTCATGGTCAGCCACGACGAGGCGTTCGTTACCACCTTGCCACGCTCAACCGCCGTGTAAATGGCCTGCGGGGGAGGCTCGTCGTAGTGGACCCAATCAAAGTCGATGCCCTCAAAGGTATCGGGGCGCTGGTCGTAGCTCCGAATGTGGATCTCGCTGCCGCATTTCTCACCATAAATCCCATAAGGCAGCTTCACCCGAATCAGGATTCCCGTCGGCCCCGGCTTGAACACCGGCTGGCAGGTCTTCGGAATCAACTGCTTCAGCATCGGCTCGATCTTCTCGGCCACGCTGTGCATCATGGTTTCGCAACCAATCAGCCCAATATTCGGAACCTTGATGTCCACCCTGTGATCGGGGTCGTCAGGAGGCAACCAGCAACGATACCCGACGGAATAACTGATGTCCTCCGCTATCCCCTGGTAGGTCTTGCCGACCTTGTTCCCAGCCTCAAAGAGCCGACGCTTGGGAGTATGGCCGAACCTGTTCTTAACCCGGATGAATCTGTCCTGCGCGTCGTTCATCTCCAAAAACAGCAAGGGAAACTCCCGAAGCATCCGGGCGCTTAACTCTGGATTGTCAAGGAGCGATGCTGATGAGGGTCTAGCCGTAATCAGTTACCTCAAAATTCCTTTTATAGCGGGAGTTTATTAGGCGGGTATATGACTCTATCGACCCCCGCCATCCCCTCCCCTGCCCCTCATGCGTCATGGGTGCGAACCTAACGGACCATGCCTCCCGTCCTGCCTATCCGCCCCATAGCTACCGTGCTGCCCGTCCGACTCTCGATCCACCCCTAATCCTGTGCCTACCCCCTACCCTGCCCGATGTCACGCATAAGAAGTATTATGTCAACTAAGTGGAATATCAACCACTTACGACTCGGTCGGATCATCCTTCGGTTGACAGCTTGAGTTATCAACCGGTTTGTCAACTTTCCGCCCCCACCTCGCCGCCTGCATCTCCTTGAGTCCAGCAACCAGGACGTTGACGTTATCTGTGGACTGCCCTCGCTCCAGGCGCTCCTTGTCGTAGAGTTGGGCTGCTGCCAATACTCTCGATCCCAGCGGGCTCTTTTGGATGTCCCCATCGGTGATCGAGGCAAGTAATCTGTGCTGCATCCCCGCGAGGATGTCCGCTCTGTTCGCCTTGTAATCATGCACGTTATTGTTTGTGATCCCGTACCGTTGCATGACCTGGACGACATAACTGTGATCGGTCTCACAGATTGCGGCGACCTCTCTCGTGGTGAGTCCGGGCTTGGTGGTTACGGTTGCCAGTATCTTGGCTTGTTTGGCTGTGGGATTGTTGGTAGGCTTGGCCGTAGAGGCATCGGCTGTCTGAGGTTTGCCGCTCGGCTTGTAGCCAGGGAGCGCATTTTGTTTGGTTGCCTTGCTTGCGGCCATGTTCTTTCTTCTCATCCTCTCACTCTTGCGCCCCGGTGAGGGGGCGAGGCCGGACATTCGTCCGGGAGGTACTTATCTGTCTTTCTCAACCCTTTTATATATGGTTTTTTGTGCCACTTTTTCGCCTTTCCGTCGCTTATTCCGTCGCATATCCAATACTTTGTCCACGTTTTTCCTTGTGCCATCGGTAGGTGCCTTGCTGTATAGACATCTATTTCCCATATATTGTGTGTCGGGATTCCTGCCACCATATGTTGTGGTGTGTCCATTCAATTGTCGGATTCGCTTACACCATGATTCGGCTTGTCACAAAAAGCATATGCCAGGTTTTCGCATACTTACGCAATTCATATTGATTTCATTGGACTTTATTTTGCCGGATTTCTTTACACTTCCGTTTATATGCTGCATGGCCTATCTTCGGCGCATAAAATATATCCCGTGTAATCTCTATCACTTCCGTCATTATATTGCCATGCGCGGCATTATGGCATAGCTCATGCTTATATAAAGGCAAACGGGAAAAACCCAAACAGACAGGAGGAGGATCATGAAAATCAGCGAAATGAACCAAAATGAGCTACTGGGATTAGCGGATGAATTAGGGGCGGACAGCGGGGAAACATTCCATCAATCGGCGAATCGTTTTCGTGACCAGGGCGACGATGAGACGGCGCAAAAATTCGATGACATGGAGGAGCGGTGGTTTGAAATCGAGGGCGCCTAGCCCCTTGACTCTCGCGCCCACTGGACGCGGGGGTGAACGGGTTAGACATCAAACGGGGGGTGAGGAGATGAAAATCAAATTCGTTTGGAACGGCATTAAGATTGACGGGAAATTATATCGCGCTTGGTACTCTGATGGCGAATTGATAGGTGATAGATACCCGAAGGGCACGTTGACGATCTATCGCAAGGACTATGGGCGCTTCCCTGATGTGCCCGGCCTGACGATCCACAATGATAGTGATATGATGACGGATTACTTCGAGACTGATCGAATCAGGATCACGCCAGACAATCAGTATTATTCGCACGTTAAAGATGCTATCCAGCAGGAACGGGAACACAACAAAAAGCGGTATGAGGCGGCTAGTAAGCGAGAAGCTGCAACGCGCCGAAGATTAGGACTTGTAGCATAACCACACTCAAAGGAGGCACTACCATGACCACGCCACGTTACACCTACTCAATCAGTTTTTCGCCCGACGAGTGGCAGGAACTTGAGAGGCTCGAAAAGGATATGGGCATCACGAAATCCGCAATCCTGAAGGCGGCTTACAAGGCCATTTACTCGACGAAATTGAAGGATTTGAAGGAGGGGGAGAGATGAAAACGGAACCGATACGCGTTGGAGATAAATTCCAAGATTCTTATTCGGAAATAATATGGGAAGTAGCGGGCTTTTTATTGCCTTTCTTTGATCCGGTAGATCGTCCGAGCTGAGCAATGGAAGAACGCGCACACGTCGGGGATTTGAAAGCCTGAGTCCAGCAAGACGGTTATCGCCTTTTTTCGCAGGTCTTTTATCCCGCTGATGATTTCCCCATGAATCTCCCTGACGTGCGCCATCCGTTCAGCCAGAACAGTATTATAATCCGCATAATCATAGGCTTCTAGGTCGTCCCCGATACTTTCCTCTCGCTGGGGTGCCTTGCCGTTGACGTAGGCCAGCCAACAGCATGGACCGGCGCAGGTTCCGACATGGGCGCATTTGGCCGTCACGCATATTTCATCAACGGGCGGAAGCGGATCCTCTTCCTCGATAAATCTCGGCTTTGGCGCAATCTTGCGCGGCTTCGGCATATCGGCAGGAGGACGCCATAGATTATTGATTGATTTTGTCATCATTCCCCTTTTTCTTCCATCTCAACGGTATAATTCCCTTCCCGAAACATCTCGTAAACCGCCCGATAATCCACGTTGTGCTCTATGGCTATCCGCCGCAGCATCCGATTCTTTGCGCTCGCCCAGGTCGGCGCGTAGGTGTGAAGCGTGACCAACTCATGGGGAAATTGAAAATTACCGTGCCACAAATGCAGCTCTCTTTTCGCCATATCCCACCCCGGTGCGAACGTCTGACCATGGCCCCATCGGTGACAGCCTACTGCCGTCGATGATCTTGACTGACCGCGACCATCCGCGATAACCGGCCTCAGTTTTTGGTGATTTCATTTCCTCAATGGCAACCCGTGTGCATTTCTGATCTGGCTGATAATCCATCGAGAGGTATAACCGGCTTACCTCTTTACTGAAATCACCGCCACGTCCAAGGTTTGACCCTGATTTCATCTGGATAAGAATGATTGCGATTCCATCCTTGAGCTTGTCGTGAATGGCCTTGATTTGCTTGCCTATTTTGTAAAATTCGTCATGGATTTCTAAAAAGTCGATAATGAAAATGGCTTTCTTTGGCCCGATCATGTCATGGAAATCAGAGGATTTCCGATAACATTTAAATTTGATATCAGCGGGGGAATTGCAGCCCATCTTAATCATGCGCTCGGTAAATTCCTCATCTCCCATTTCGGAATTAAGATAGACAACCTCGTGCCTGTGCTGATTATCCATGGCGATGGTAAGGCCCATTGTGGTTTTGCCACTTGATTTCGACCCGGCGATTATCACCACGTTCTGAGGAAAGATTTTGCACATGGTGTGGAGATCCAACGGAAGGTGCATTTTAAATTCACCCTTCGGCTCGGTAAGGAATTTTGTTTCTTCGGCGTTCTGGTGGATGACTCGATAGGTGCCCGATTTTCCGTCAGATACCTTTTCCAACATCCCGCGCATAACAAGGCGGTTGACGGCCATACGGCAGGCGGATTTTTCGTGCGGGTATGTCAAACGGAGGTCGTTATAGATGTCGGCAATATTGATAAGACCGCCGCCACGGAAGGATGCTACCTCGAAAACCTCTTGCTGGAAATTGCGCTTAACCTTGTATCCGCCATCCTCAAGGATGGACTCGTGGCGAACAGTTACCAGGGTTTCAAGGTTTTCTTCTCTTATGTTTTCTTTATAACTATTACTTACTATAAATAGCAAATCCCGTGCCATTTCAATAGATGCACCGCCTTTAAGGAGCATATCAGCGATGTCATCATACATAAGCAGGCGGAATTTCTGATCTTCCATGTTTTGCAGGAAGTCGCTCATGCCTGTTTTCTCCCTCAAAAGTTAAGCAACGGTAGCAACAGAAATCGGGATTCCAGCAACAAACCAGCAACAAAAGTAACGACCGTCACGGATGCAACGACCGCAACGGATGCAACGATAGCAACAGCCTTCCAACTCATCACAGATTCGCCTTATCGCCGCCGTGTATTCTTCCGGCGTCAGATCGGCGGGCAATGCTTTCTTCCGCCGCTCGTATTCTTCGTAGTCCATCACTCACCCCAATCGCGTCACTTTGTCGCGTATTTTGTCGCGTTCGTCTTTACTGTCCACGTTCGCCCACAATCCCGACAGAGCAGCCTTGTTCCGCCGTTCTTGACGACTCGCTCCGATCCACATTCCGGGCATGGTGGCCTTCCCGAATAATCATGGACGATTGGATGCTTAATCTTGACTATTGACCGTCCACAGTTTGGACACAGCCACGCTTTGCCGCGTGATCGCATAGGAACTTCACAATCCGGGCATAACTGGCAATCGTCCGCGAAGTCAGATGGACCGCAGATTACAATTTTTCCGGTACTGCTGTTTGCGTCTGGCCCGTAATAATTTCTTTCTTCCATGAAATATTCCCTATGGTGGTGACATCAAAAACGATGAATCCGATATCCACCGTCCCCGAACATTCCCGGCTGCCGTACTTTGACCCGAACCCCTGAAGGCACGGAGTGATGAATCCCAGGCACCCGTCATGATCGCATTGCTCAAAATAGTGGTCGTGGGATCGAATCAAGATGTCTGCTTTCGGGGTAAGTCCACGACTGGCCCAAAGACGGTTCCAGAGGATTTCCCTTGCGAGAGGGGTAAGGCGGCCATGTGGTATCGAGGAGGAGCCTATTTTGTGCTTGTAGTCGAAAATTACCCCATTAACGTCGATCCATTCATGGCTGCCGATCTTTGCGCCCACAGCATCAGCAATGATGTCCTCCCAATCCTCTTCGGTTCCGGTATGAGAGGCCGTTCCGTAGCTCATTCGGATAACCGGCGCGGCGATATGGTTTATCCCCTCTTTGGCAATTTCACATTGAACCTTGCGATCCGCCGAAATTAGTTCTGTAGAGCCCGACCGAATCCCCTTCCCTTCCAGCGCGTCCCCATTGACAATCAGTATGTCTATGGGCCGGTATGGTTCCAGCCGCGCAAAAGTGAACTCCCATACCTCTTTCCGCACCTTGGCCCATTTCTTTTGACGCGGATCATCAATCTGCGGCTTATGATAACCGGGCGGCGAGAAGCCTACCTGATGACCGCTATGGAGATCCGAAATAACAAGGACTCTCTTGTCTGGCATCCATCCCCTCCTTTGTGTCGGCGTATCTGTCACTTTGCCGACGTTTTTGTACCATGATTTTCCTCATCATTTGCAGATTCACCCCGGTATTTGCCGGAGAAAATGTCACCGAAAATGGCCTTGAGTTCTCCGGGCAGATCAGGTGTGCCGGAGATGCAGCTACAGAGTTTGCCGTTTGCGAATCCCGTACCCTGGCAGATGGGGCAGTTAGTCGGCATCATTTCACCTCTATCCAAGTTCCAACAAAGACGTTTCGGGGGGTTATCTTGTACTTGTTTTTGATGATCATTAATTCTGCCGTTCCCCGGTTTACATCCTCCATGTGCCGAGAGATTTCATGCAGCGTAAAATCTGCCCACGCCTGCCTCTCATCGGGAGTCATCTCTGAAAAATTAACAGTTGGTCTATTCATAGTATGGAATCAGCCTCCTTGCAGACTTCTTCCGACGGGCCGTATGGCCGGATTTCCAATTCCACCCTCGGAAACTGTTTGTCCACTCCCCCAAATCGGTAGTCGATGCAGGGGACTATCTTGTAAGAGTCGTCAGGAATCACCCCGCATTCAATCAGGGCATCGTCCGTGAACTTCTCCACTACAGAGAGCACGTTGGATAGGTCAAATTTTCGATTTGAGGCGGGGAAAACGGTGTAGGTGAATCGGTACGGGGGTTCTGGAAATAAAGCGACCGGAAATTTTGCATCAAGAACCCCCTGCCATGTCGTGTCTTTCCAGAGAACCTTTGCCTGATTGAGCGTCATGTGATGCGTATTGCGATAGACGTTCAAATTCAGGATGAAAACCTTATCGGCTTTCGTCTTTCTCGGTAGCGTGACACTTAGCGGTAGAATGATCTTCATTACCCCTCCAAATTGACGTTTGACCGGCCTAGCGTGACCGTGGCGGCGTTTGCTGACTCCCCGGTGAGCATCCACTCACTCCCATCTTCCCGGTAACAGCGATTGCATAGAAACCGCAGCCCCGTTCCGACGGCATACGTTCCGCAGCATGAACAAATTCGCCCTTCCTTGTTCGGTCCCTTTCGGATCCTCATGGCATCCGATGCGGCCTTGCGTTCCTTCTCGATAATCCGCCGGCAGGGAGCGCAGTATTTCTGCCGGCATGACCGCTTGTTGACGGTCAGTTTCGTTTTGCAGCGTTCGCAGACGATTTCCCCGGTAAATTCCAGCTCCGGGAATTTGCTTTTCCAGACGCGCAGGGTTCGCTCATGGATCCCGAAATGCGCGGCCATAGCCTTTGACCGCATTGTGCGATGAGCCTGAAAGAAAGTGAGAAAGTCGGGAGGGCAGGAAGAGGTCACGCCGTCACCCTCGCAATCCGGGACACCCTGCCAATCGCCCGGTCGTCACGCCGTTTGGAGAGGCAGACGGATTCGGAGGGAGTATGGAAGGGGCAGGATTTCATAAGAACGCCTCCTGTTGAATGACCGGCCTTTCGGCAAAGGGAAGCGTTTCTTGCCTCTGGTGCCGTTCAAGCCGTTCCTTTGCCGCTTCAAAGTATTCCTTGTCGATTTCGTATCCGGTGAGGTCAAAGCCTAGGTCGTGACACGCGATGGCTATCGAGCCGCTTCCAAGGTGCGTATCAAGGATGGTCTGCCCCGGCTTCGCGTAATTGGTCACCAGCCATTTGTAGAGGGCAACGGGCTTTTGGGTGGGGTGGATGCGGATTTCGTTCAGCTTTTTGTTGCCCTGCATTTTCGTTCCGTTGGTAGCAGATTCACCCTGCAGCATCCCGTTCCACATGTAGCGAAAGACCCGGACGTGATCAAAAATGTTCGTAGCTGCCAGTTCGCAATCGGAATAGCTTGACGAATCATTCACCTTGTCCCAAACAATCCGACCGGAATTGAAAGGGAAATTAAAGTAATTGCATCCCCAGAAGATGTAATGAACGGCAACGCGCTGCAGCTCCGTAAAATATTCCAGAGTCGGCAGATCCCACCTATCCGACTTGCGGTACAGCCTCGAGACGCCGATGGACGACACCCGCCGGCCGTAAAACTCACGCCTTTCCGGTCCAGAGAAATACGGCGGATCGACAATCGCAAGGTCAAACGCCCGGTCGGGCATGGCCTTGAGAGCAGGAAGGCAGTCGGCGTTGAATAGGCGGATCACGCTCATCGACAGCAAACCTTCTTCCCGGTCCACATACAGACAACCTTCTCTGAGCACTTCCTGATGGACTCGTGCGGCTTTTGATGTGCGCACTTCCCGCAATCAACGTTCCCCTTCTCGCTGCATTGAACCTTCTCGCTCATACTTTCACCCCTCCCCCTCCATCACCTTCTCCAACGGGAGCTTGCGGGCGCCGTTCCGGTGAATGTGCCTCTTGCCGGAATAGACCTTTCTCACAACGAGGTAGGCGGCTTTCTCGGGGTCCGTGTAGCAGTTCGCTATCCAGTAAAGGACCTCTTCAAGCGTGATGGGTTTCGGAACCGGCCTCTTCCTCCCCGCGACGATTGCCATAAGTACCGCCCCACAGAACCCCCCGACGAGGAGGAGGGCGGCGATGGTGATTGCTGTCATGGTCTCCTCCCAATGAAAACCCAAATCCAGAAGTGAATCATTTGATGCCTCCTATTTTTGCATCATGAACCTCTATGGACACTTACCGACAAAAAAACATGAATTAGTGTCACCATGTGGACACTATGGGGCCAAAAAAAACTTACTTGGTTTTCATAAGGCCGATCTGCTGTCGAATTAAGGGAATCAATTCCGGGTGATCGACAAGGCCGTCAATCAGGTCTGCGTGAGCCGCCACCCAGCTTTCGCGGCGTAAGGCTATGATCTGCTCCGCCGTGAACTTGTTCCCCGTTTTCTTCTCAATCATTTCTTGCGTCAATCCCATCCCCTCCATAATCCTCGCCATATAGAGACCAGTTAGACTTCGAGACTTACCGAATTCATAGTATCGCTGACGTGGAATCTTGCAAGTAGACATGAAGTGCCCGTCCGTCCAGTCTCTGCGGGCGGCCTCTTCTTTGAAGAACTCCCAATACTCGTTGAAGTTGATTTCCTTTTTTTGCGATGCCATGACTGCATGATACAGCTTTTGTCCACGGTGTCAAGAAAATAATTGTCCACTGTGGTTCAAATAATCCTTGACAACATGTCCACCGTGGTGCTACCATCGGGCCGCAAGATTGAAACGGAGGACGCAATGGCCCACGACAACATTTGTAAAACCTGCGGAAGAGAGATTCCCCGAAAGTATTTCGACAGACAGCTCCCCGACGGGAGAGTCATCCCAATACCGATCCACAAAGAAATATGCGAATTCTGCCCGCCAGCAAAGCACCGCGAACTGACCAGCTGGGCCAACAGGCTCTGCAATCTTTATCCTGAAAGGGTGATCGTTTTGCGGAGATGCTTCTGCAATGCGAAGAAGATTTCGCATCATCCGTCATATGATAAACCGTTTGAAATTATGCGCATTTGCTACAAGTGCCACCGCGAAGAGCATAGGATCGAGAGAATAAAGCGATCCCGCGCCCTGATACCGTTGGCCGTTAATGAGTAAGCCGGAGCAATCCGGATCTTTGGAGGGAGGGGATATGAAGAAATATTCTTTTACCGGAGAAACGAAGGTCGTCTTTGGAATCACCCTGAAACAGATCAAGGCGGAAGCATCGTTCGGTTGCGTTGTCAAAGGCGAGGTCGGCGGGTGGATCGAGAAGAGTGAAAACCTTGACAGTTCCGGCGACGCTTGGGTCTTCGGCGACGCTCGGGTCTCCGGCAACGCTCGGGTCTTCGGCAACGCTCGGGTCTCCGGCAACGCTCGGGTCTCCGGCAACGCTCGGGTCTCCGGCAACGCTCGGGTCTCCGGCCACGCTCGGGTCTCCGGCGACGCTCGGGTCTCCGGCGACGCTC